AGACCCTTTTCGTCAAATACACTCTATCCCCCCCCCCCCCCCCTTGCAGGGTGCGTCTGCAAGGGGTAATTTGCGCTCAATCGCATTGAGAAGCCCCAAATTTTTGACCCATATCAGCTATCATTGAAGCGCCGACAAGCCACCTCTTGCCCATTGTAGCGATATGCGTTTTATCTTGGAAGGGCAGATCAGAACAGATTGTCCGTTGTCCCTACCTCAATTTCACGTAAATCATATTTTACAGTTGTCTCTATCCTCTTATGCCCTAATGCCATTTGGGCTATGCGAATATCCTTCTTAGCAAGTTGCGTTCCAACAAATCTTCTAAAGTCATGGGGCTTAATATCTTGGAGTCCTTGCGCCTCTGTTATCTCCTTAACTGCATTCCATACCCCTTGCGAGGAGATAGGCTTCTCATTTGCCATCATGCTCTTCCCTTGGAATGACGTGAAGATATAGGGGCTTTCAATGGGACGGGCCTCTAGCCACTCCCTGATAGCCTCTACAGCCTCTACAGAGATATACGCCTCTCTGTCCTCCTCCTGATTTTTACCGTGCTCAGCATACATATGGAGGAAGTAGCCATCTCCCCTTTTGATCACCTGCTCTTGCTTCAAGAGGGATAACTCTTTTACCCGTAACCCAGATGATGCGAGAGTGATAAAGAGTGCAGCATTGCGCATCCCCACCAGCGTAGAGCGGTCAATGGAGTCTATGATGGCACGCATCTGCTCTGGCTCTATCTTTACTCTATTCCTAATACGCATTCTGCCCTTGAGAGAACTAGCCTTAACACCGTCAACATGCTTGAACGACTCTGCAAGCTCAGATGAGATATACCCTTGTTTGGACGCAACTATCATGATCTTCTTTACGGCGCTTACCATACGATTGATTGTATTTGGTGACATATCAGAGTCATTCACCAGATGGGACACCCATCGGTTAAGTGTGACCGTATTAAATGCACTATCCTTAGATCCTGCATAGGAAAGATAAGCTGCAAAGTCACGGGTGTACATGTCGATCGACGACTGACTAACGTGCCCTGCAAGAATTGAGGTTTCGAACCCCGTTACAATAAGGCCTGCCATGGTTTTCTCCTAGCTTGCGAAAATGTTTCTTTAATCAAGCTAAGAATACCATAATCAGCCCAGAATATCTACCCTCCAATCACTATTAGTATGAATATCTTCAAAAGCGCGATAAAAATAATAAAGAACGTGTAGATACACATCAAACCTATCATCGATATAAACATTATGATTGCAAAGTTAACAATCGTTATCTTTTTCTTCTCCTTTGGCTTGTTAACAGGCCAGATAGCTTTTACTTTTGCAGTGTCAATATTATGAAATGCATCTAAAGATCCAAAGTCATCGTCATATGGCAATTTAAAGGGTTTCTTGAACTGACTCATGTGTCACCTCAAAGAATGCTATCTTACAGCTATTAAAGCAAAATCAGTTCTCTCCTCCCATGGGAATTATATTGTCTACTATGTCCTTAATTGTTGGATGTGTCCCTTGCAGTGCTTGCGTCTGTGTTGCGATATACTCTGCAAATGTACGTAAGAACTGCGATATCACCACGACCTTATCTGTTTGAGCTGCTTTGTTTTGAATTTGATTAATGAGATTAAAGGCATCAGGATGAAATTGGTTTGATTGGATCGTATTAATGTTGTCCTGAGCATTTTTCCGCTTCTTGAGTAGTTGATGAGCTTGATTAAAGTTATCTGCTGACAACGCTCCAAGCGCAATAAGAGCCGCTTCTGCATCGATAACATCCTGTTGTTCCTGTTGTAGACTCATATTGACTCCTTCTCATGCATACGGGTTATTGTTGTCTTGCCATCTCTTGTATTCTCGACGCTTATCATCTCACCTTGAATGGATATAAGTATTCCGCGCGTCTTTAATGCTAAGCATATTGTTTCTATTGTATGCTCTAGCTTTGTATTCTCCTTCTCAACATCGCCTATTCTTCTCCTGAGCGATTGCGACTCTAACTGCATTGCTTCAATCGCATTCTTTTGAGCTTTCTCCGTTGCATCATCAAAATTGCTTTTTGTCCTCTTTATCGTATAATAAGCACTTATGATGACTGCAATGATGGTAACCGCAATGCTCGGCCAGCCTGATAAACCTGGAACATCCATAGTTATTTGCCTGACTTTGGGAGTATCATCACAATAGCTTCAATTGCAGCACTCACAATGTCTTCAGGAGGAAGAGGTCTTTTGAAAGCTTTGAATAGCCGAATTACCAGGCTCATCGCAATTTGCTTCTTAGCTTCTCCTGATAAATTCTTATGTTGCTGCTCTACTTGTTTCACTGCTATTTCAGCAAAATCTTTTAATGCTGCAAATTGGCCTGTAGGGAACCTTTGAATGATATACTGAGCGACAGGAGCCATCAAATGCCACGTAAGAGGCCACGTTGCAAAAAAGATCATACTAATCCACTGAGCTGTTGTCATCAGGCCTCCTATTGAACCTGAGTGGCGTCAATAATCAACTGTGCATCAGCTTGGACGCGCTTGCCAATGATATTAATCTGTCCCAGCTTTGAGGAAGCGAGCAAAGCCTTGAGCGCTGCATTCTCACCTTGCAAGGAGGTCACCCTGGGATCTTGACCAACTCCAGAGTCAATGTGGAGAGGATAAACACGGGCCTTCTCTAGTCCGGGAGGCGTGTCAACAGCGTGAGGCACTGGGTCAAAGCAGAGCACACCCCGTTCAAACCGTTGGTATGCAACTCCTACATGTCCTACAATTGGTATTTCATTAGACAATGGAAGTCCTAAGAAACTTAATCCGCAAAGATCGCTTTTGCCGTATTTCTGGTAAGTTGCAAGTATTTCACCGTGTATTGTATAATCGTGGCCTTTGTCTTTGCATTTCCATGCAGCGCCTTCTGCTTTAAAATGACTAGCAACGGTTGGATTGTTTAGATCGATCATGATTGGTTTCTCCTCTGGTTTCGGTTGTGTTTTATCTAGAAAAATATTGGCATCAACAGTACCGGCAATACCTGGGATGCCGTTTGCTTTATCGGTATATTGGAGAAATTGATATGATGTCCAAGGGGCAGGACACGAAGGCCTTGCATCAGGCGTGAATGTCCAGTTTGCCAGCCAGAGCGGATAGCGGGCCAGTCTGGCGTCCTGCAATCTCTGCTGAATGTAGGAAGAACTGGCATAGATACCTGGTAGCTTGCCCCCATAGTTGGATTCCTGCTGAGCAAGCCAGGCGTACGCCCATGCGCCCGTAGCTTGCGGCACATTCTCCTCAATATCCAATATCAGCAAATCCTGAGCGCGTATTGCCCCTACAACACTATGCTGCCAGTTTGCCTCTTGTTGTGCTTTATTCAGATTAGGATAGCTGTAGTGATAATACAGAATTACATCAATGCCAGCATCTAAAGCCCCTGTTCTATATGCATCAAAATGCTGATCTTTATAGCCAGTACCGTAACTTGATCGGAGCGCTACACGACTTATACCATCGCGGCTTGCACTCCATGCCTTGTACGCTTGCCAGTCGATATATTGTGGCTGAAATTGCGATAAGTCGCAAAACTGTGGTATCATGACATCCCCCTTGCAAGGTGGTTATACTCCCGTTGGTAACGGCTTTATTACTAAAATCTTAGGCAATCCCACCCCATCATCAGGATGCACTGTCTTCCCTCCTATGACTACCTTGACCCACATGTACCAATTCCCAGGATCATCAACGTCAGCAGCTTGATACTCATATGAAGCCTTGCCATTATCTCCTGCATCTATTGTCCAAATTCCACTACACGTATTGATTGTTGCGGGACTATCAACATTTTGCATCTTCATGGTAATAGTAGCGCCCAATATGCTTTCATACCCGTTTTTGTGCAAAACTTGGATAATAAATGGATTGCTTGTGTCATTTTGATAGATCGGACTGTAATCATCAATGGGCACTACTAGCGACATAAGATCCTCCTAGACTGCTTGTGCATCGTTTGTAAGAAGCGTAGAGCCGTCCTCAGACACGAAGAGGTAACAGGCGTTCTCTCCCTTCTTCCACCCTATACAGTGCGTCGTAGTGCTGCTCACCACATTGTCATCATTTGGATTAAGCTCCATGCGCCGACGCCTGAAAAATACAGGCGTCGCGCCATGGGGAACAGCTACTTTGTGGGCACTGGACAACTCAAGAGTCGCGACTTGAGAGGCACTCACCTCCGCAAAGCCACGACCGTTAGGACACGACTCATCGTACTCTGGGATCTGGGTACCATCGTGGTACTTTGCGCACCACGTATATGCATCTTTTGCAATTCTGCTAATATCTATTGCCATATATGAATTATACTCCTTGTATCTGTGACGCTTTAAGCTTCATCATATGTGATCACAATATTAGGTACTGCTTGTGCTGACCCTGGACCACCAGCATAGGAGAAATCAACTCCTAGTGCGCAAACAGCCATATCACCGTTCGGACCTGTACTAGATGTTGCAACACTTGTATTGTCATATAGTGCAGGTGTTGTGGTCATTTCAGTGTAAGTTGATGGCACCGCACCGTTAGAACCACTTGAGGCCGGTCGGTTGCCAGTTGCGGCTTGTGCATAAGATGCAACTGCAACTTGCTTAAAGTGCAATTTGAGACCAGTTGCAGGACTGGTTGCCATGCTAATACGCCTATTTGTGATTGCAGTCGTTCCTGTAGTTGTTACCGCTAGTACAAGGTTTTTGATCCAACTGAATACAGTTCCCGTAGCCGTTGGGATTGCAATAGGGGTAGTACTAGTAAGAGAGTCAGCAAGATTGAATTTGCACCCACCCTCTGCATTGGCCCATGTAACTGATGCGCCTGTTCCACCTTGTGCCTGACATACTGCTGCTGCCATGATGTTTTGCCTTTCTTATCTTGTATAAAGTGATATATCACCATTACGTGTATAGCATATGGTGTCACCACTTCGTACGTACATTGAACAATTGCCGCTACGCGTATACATCGTAGCGTTTGGATCTGACAATATCTCTGATGAGAGACATGCCGTGCATATGATGGTTTTTAATGTTGTGACAATAAATGCTGCACTACAAGTTACATCCCTTTGAGCAGATAATGCCACACTTGCAGCTGCAATGCGTGCACCAGTGGCAAGCAGAGCCGCTGTAGATGGTATTGCTTTGCTACTGGATTGCTGCAAAGCCGTGCTAGCCAGAATGGTCAGAGTGCTCGTAGCGAGCAGTGCAGCACTGCTATTGACTGTCCTAGCGTTACTAGCCTGCAATGCAGTATCAGTAGCTACTGTGCGTTCTCCCGTTGCAAGAAGTGGCACACTTGCGTTGGCAGTACGCACATTGATAGCCAATAACGCCAGATCACAGCTTATAGTACGTGTGCCAGCATCTAATGCAAATGAAGCACTAGAACTAATTGCTCGTGTGGATATTGCAAGTAGAGCGCTGTCTGATACAATGGTACGAGAACTAATTGCAAGTAACGCAACATCTGATAGTATGGATCTAGTGCTTGTTTGCAGTAGGGACACATCAGACGGGACAGTCCTGACGTTAACAGCCAGGATAGCTACACTACAAGCAATCACGCGCGACGTACCAGTTAATGCAACATCAGATGAGATGATCCTGCTCAGTGTAGCTAAAAGCGCCGTATCTGAGATGACAGCACGTATAGATGCTTGAAGCAGAGCAGTATCAGATGAAACATTACGGACAGATACCCCTTGCAAGGGGGTATTAGATGGGATAATCCGCGTGTCTACTTGCAGTAACGCCGCATCACAGGATATAGCACGTGCAGAGCCTGTCAATGCAACATTACATGCTATTGCTCTACTTAATGTTGCAAGCAATGCAGCATCAGACGGGACAGTCCTTAATGCTTGTAACGACACATCTGACAGGATTGATCTATTTGGCGTTGCTAAAAGCGCAGCCTCTGAAGAAATAGACCTGCTCTGGATTGCGAGGATCGAAGCATCAGACGGGACAATCTTGGCCACAATCAGCATCAAGGACGCGTCTACGGAGATAACTCTAATCGAAGTGGCCAATAAGGCTGTATCGGAGCCAATAACCCGCGTGGATATAGCCAGCAAAGCCACTGATGTGCTCGTGGATCGTGACCCCGTAGCTTGTAAAGCCGTATCGGATGAGATGGTCTTGGTGCTGGTAGCCAGTAGAGCAACGCTTGTAGTAATTACACGTGATGCCCCAATCAATGCAACATCAGATGAGATAATCCTACTCAGTGTAGCTAAAAGAGCCACATCTGATACAGCAGTGCGTATAGACGTTTGAAGCAGAGCAACATCAGACACAACATTACGGGCAGATACTGCCAGCAAGGAGGCAGATGCGCTTATGGATCGAACACCAGCGCCTAACAGCGCAGTAGTAGATAAGGCAGATCTGCTAAGAGTGGCCAGTAAAGCCGCATCAGAGCTAATGACACGCGCCGCTACTTGAAGTAAAGCTGCACTTGAGCTGGTATCACGAGTAAATACCCCTTGCAAGGTGGCACTAGAAGGGATATCCCGCGTACTCATTTGCAGCAATGATGCATCACAGGAGATTACCCGTACTGCCCCAATCAATGCAACATTACAGGCTATTGCTCTACTTAATGTTGCCAATAATGCTGTATCAGATAGAATTGTTCTTATTGCTTGTAATGAAACATTGGATGGGATGTTTCTACTAAGAGTTGCGATGAAGGCAGCATCTGACGGGATTGTCCTAGTAAGAGTGGCCAGAAGAGCAGTATTAGCAGTGACCACTCTAGCGCTTGTTTGCAGTAAAGATGCATCAGTGATTATTTCGCGTGTACTAGATTGAAGCAGAGATGAGTCTGCGGAGATAGATCTGCTAAGAGTTGCCAGGAGTGTTGCATTTGTTGAGATTGTACGCGTACTTATTGCCAATAGTGCTGTATCGGAACTTATTGTACGCGTACGGGCTTGCAGGAATGCAGAGTCTGATAAGATTGTACGCGTACTTATTGCCAGTAATGCCGTATCACATAATACTGTTCTTGATGCCTCTAAAGCCACTGATGTGCCAATAGCTCTGATCTGCGTGGAAATAAATGCACTATTAGATAAAATGGTGCGTATAGATGTTTGGAGTAGAGCGGTATTTGATATTGTGGCTCTCGTATTAGTTTGAAGTAAAGATGCATCTGAGCTTATAGTGCGTGCATTAATAGACAAAAGAGACGTATTGCTGCTAATAATTCTTGCAGTAGTTTGAAGCAGAGCGCCTGTGCTCGTGATAGCTCTCGTATTAGTTTGGAGTAGAGCCGCGTCCAGTGAAGCTGTACGGGCACTTTCTTGCTTCAATGCGATTGAGGTACTAATTGATCGCGTGCTTATCGCCAATAGCGCTATATCGCTGCCAATGGAGCGTGTTGATGTCTGAATAAGTGATGAAGCAGCATTTATGGCCCGTGTGAATGTTTGTAAAAGCGTTGCATCGGATGCAATGTCTCTATTGGATACTAAAAGTAAAGCAGCATCACATGATATTGTTTTAGTATTTCCTGATAATGACACGTCTGAACTGATATCGCGTGCACTCGTAGCAAGCAGTGCAGCGTCAGATGAAATGGCACGCGTAGACGATTTAAGTAAAGCCAATGTAGATGTAGCTGTGCGTGTATTAGTAAACAATAAAGCCGTGTTAGAGCTGATAGTACGTGTTAATGTCTGAAGTAAAGTTGATGTGCTTGATATTGCTTTTGAGACTGTAGCAAGTACAGCTATCGATGTTGCAATAGTTCGTGTCCTTGTTTCCAGTAAAGCCGTTGTAGATGTAATTGTTCGTGTATTAGATTTAAGTAAAGCCGTTGTAGATGTAATTGTTCGTGTAGAGCTAGATGGCGAATATCCAGGCGTGACACATCGTGCATCTGCCCATCCTGCTGATGTGCTATTTGAAGGAAAATAACTGATTGTAGTAGTTGAGCCGCCAAAGAAGTTGTTGGTAACATTACACCAACAATCAATATAGAGATGATCTGACGAAGTAAACGATACAGCAGACGCGCCAGATATCGTAACGCTTACCGTTGTATCAACGCTACTGCCAATACCTTGGTCAGATGACGTAACAGACCCAATAGAAGTATAGCTGCTCCCATTATATTTATACGCGCGAAATGTGAAATTGCAGTCAATATTGACTATATTTGTTCTGAATGTAAAAGTGAACGCATAATTACCTGAGTCGAGTTTATTGCCGTCTAATGTGGTACCATCTAAAAACCATCCAAACCCATCAGGACTACCGATAGACCCTAACGCAGGCCAGTTCCCAGTATTGCCCTGCGACCGAATTTGCCCCCATCCGGTCAAAGTACCGATTTTATTCGTGACAGCCGTACCTTTTGCGCCGCCTGATGCAGTAATTAGCTGTTCACACGTTGTGATAACTGCTGAATTCGTTGTAACTGCATGTCCGGTAAGAGCTGTCATGTACTATTTAATCTCCTTTACACTCCTATTCGGTCTGTTCGTGTCATGCGACTCGGGGCTAAACGTATTGCTCTGTTCCGTGACGCGCATGGCAGGGAACCAACGGATGCAGAATGGATTGAAATCAGTCGACAAGTTGATGCTGAAATCAATCATTTGCCCTGAATCGACGCTGAAAATTGCGCTCCAGGCGTAGATGAACCGCCGATTACCCAGTTGAGCCGTATCGTTGCGCCAAGCTCTTCAGTTGTCGTACATCCAGGCCCAATTGAGCGTGCAATCTGCACAGGAGCGCCGCCCGTTGCACCTGATACCGATACCGCGCCTGAGTCATATAAACTAAAGTAGTTGCCTAGTACGTCCTTTCTGTATATTATTATCTGCAATGTCGGTGATGTGCCTTGCTTGCCTGTACAGTTCACATCTACTGCAATCTCTGTGACATTCGATACAGAAATATCGCCTGAATTGCCGTTTGCAGTCCGCATCAAAGACTCTAGATTTAATAACGTTGTTGCACTCATTTACGATACTCCTGCATCTGACATTGCCTTTTGCCAACTTGGCAGCACTGATGCTTCAGTTGCTTCTATGCTATGATTGTAAAGAAGAGAAGGCGATCCACTATCCACAACAAGGCTTTGTGTGCGCGTTACGCCTGTTATGAGTAGTGCGGCGTCATTTAAACCAATCTCAGGCAAGAAGCAGTTGAGATATTGCCCTGCTGCAAGGCCTGTACGTTGCGTCTCAAAGCGCAGAATGCGCCCAATCACGCCATATTGCTGCAATCGACTATCTGCTAATGCATTGGCACCTGCAACATTGATGTTTTGTCCACTGACATCCTCTACAGCCTCAACTACCCCAATGCCAGCGAGACCAGCATCAATATGCCCAATGATCGAAGCAGAGAATGTCTTAGTAGGTGATCCGCTCCCACCGATGACCCATCGTAAGCGCACAGTGAGACCTAAAGACTCTTTTGTTGCACAACCAGGACCAATGGATCGGTTTACTTGACCGGTAGATGCTGAGATCACCGATGACTGATACAGGACCGTATAAAGCCCATCTGCGCCTTTCCTCTCAAGAAAGAACTGCACAGTAGGGGATGTACCTGAATGAGCTGTAACATTAATATCAAGCGCAATACGTCTGCACAGACTCACGTCCATATCGTCCGTGCTTCCACTGGCATTCTGGGAAGCAGAGGCTTGACTGAGAAGGGCAAGAGAGGGCACTGTCAAGCCTGACTGTACGATGTAGTCTCTTTGCGAGATGGCCCCTGGGAATTGCCCTGTATTGTCCCGTGTGGCAGTTGTTTCAAATTGCCCTACATAAGACACATATAGTTCATCAGTTGCGATTAAAAGCGTTCCCTCTGTATCAGATGCAATTGAGTTACTACCAACTTCATAATAGAAGTCTTTCCCTGTATCAATGCCTTTAACGCCAAATGCGACAGATTGACCATTAAGTGTCATAGCGTCCATAGACACGACATTGTATTTTAATGTCCAAGAGGTTGCAGTGCCATCACCAAGCTTTGTTTCATTAAGTGCAATGGTATCTAAGACGCCTGTTATTATCTGCCTATTCCTATAGAGATCAGCAGAGTCCTCTACCTCTAAACCAGACACAAGCGCGTCATTACCTGTCAATAGCCATGGTGCAGGTACTGTTTTTCGATCTGTAAAGATAAAAGAACCGTCAGGCTTGATATTCCAATAATAATTAGATTGCTTAGCAACATCACCAATATTGTCGCTTCTGTATGTATTGCGGTAATCGGCAGTTGGAATAAGACTACCTGCACCAATATTTGGATTAGTAACTAGAGTGGTGAAATCCGATACTTGAGGCGTTGCAGTTGGATCTGTACTTGTTAGTGTTATACGCGTATACACCTTCTTGTTGGTCATGCTATCGCCAGATGGCTGTATTCTGAGATTGTAGAATTGCGATATGCCTGTATTATTATATATTCCAGATTGTCCTGATGTAATAGGTGTAGAGCTATCCAATACGTTTATCAATTCTACACCATCCATAGAGACAATTAATCTATCATTTGCATACTGGAAGACGAAACGGTGATATGTGCCACGAGTAAAGCTTATGCTTGTGTTTCCGTATGTATATGGTCCACCAAAGTCATACTTATAGATATATACTGTATTCGGATTAGAAGACGCTAAATTGTCGCCAATCACGCAATAGTAGAGACTGCTTCCACTATTCGCATAATGCAAGACGAGTCCCCCACTATCGGATCTATCTAGATCGGCGTACACGCTCACATTTGTTGAGGAGGCAATCCCGTTGTAAATGAGAAGGCCGTGGGAGCCTCCCGTTACTGTGAGTCGACTGTTGAGCGTGTCCCACACCCAAGAGGCTAAAGAGCCACCAGAGCGGAACGTATTAACATAATTTGAGCTTGTTAGGAGATTGAAACTGTCGATCGTGGGTGCTGGTTGCTGATTGAGGCCTGAAATAGAGCCGCCGTTCGACACATTGGTATAACTACTGCCATCCAAGCTTGTGGCCACGACAACCGTTGTGTTCGTCGGCGTGATGGCATTCCAGAATACGATCGTACTCCCACACGTGCCTACACCAGACAGAGGGAGAGCCTTGCTGATGCGCGTCCCCGAGCTACTAAAGCCACCCAGCACGCGACATACGAAGTACTGAACCTGTGGAGCGGAGGCCGCGCTTGCAGTGGTCAGTGTGATTCGGAACTGAACAGAGACGCCTGATAGTGACTGACCAGCCGTCAAATTGGCAATTGCACTACCATTCGTGACTGTCTGCCAACTGCTACCACCATTGATCGTGCTCTCTACCAGGATGACCGTGGCCTGATCACCAATTGAAACATCTTGCCATGTCACCACGCTATTGAGGTAGGTAGAGGCAGCGGAGAGCGATGTAGAGGCGGATGTCCACGTACCGGACAACCCTGTAACAGTCAGGCCAAAATTATTGAATTGGCCTTGATAACCGACTGAACCGCTTGAATTGGATGTTCTCAGTCCTACATACCCAGTTGCAGAATATGTACTATCAGTTACATCTATATATTTTATGTCGTCTACCCACACTTGGTGATTAGAACCATTAAAAATGACTTTTAATTGATGCCATGAATTCGCATTAATAGTGACAACAACGGATGCAACTTCAGTACGTGTGCCTGTTGATGATTGGCTACTATTTGAGGCTCTTTGCAGTGAAACATTGCCTGTTGTTACTTCAACTGCATACGCATAGTTTGAGTCATAGTTAGACCAGCCGGTTGTACGATAGACAACACCGACTTTACCATATGAAACGTCTGAATAGATATCACATTCAATAATGGCATTTTGCCATTGTCCCAACCAATCAAGCCTGGATCGTCCTTCAAGCCCTACTCCCAATCCAATCCAGAAATTTTTATAGTTGCAGTGCTGATTGACGGTCGTTGAACTTGGGCCTGATGCGCCCCCTCCATAGATCGTCATATTTGAGATATCAGCAGTCCCCCAGTCCCGAATGCCGCCAAGGAGCTTCACTATGGTAGAAGGCGCAGTTGTGTTGCTGAATGATCCTGCGCCCCATTCGCCACTTGTTGTGGCAGAAAGAGTAACATCAGACTTTGTAGCTGTATAGGAGGGATTTAACGTGCATACCATGCTCGATAAGTACGGTTTATCCTCTGGAGAAGATCCATCCAGCTGCAAGAAGGATTGTCTAAATGTGATCGTCTTGGAGGCAAGGGAGAGACCTGCAAGCAGACTAGGCAGTGAAGTATTATTTGTGCATTCAATATATGAATTGCCACTATTTAAGCTATATTCTATCTTGACATTTGTATTGTCAGGTACAGTAGATTTCCACGAGATGAACGAGTCCTTTGCTAACTTTGCTTGATCTATATTATAGGAGGGACTTACACGGTTTGCAGTTGTACAATCGTACGTATTAACGACTGTACACGATATGCGACTGTATCCGCTATTTTGCATCTGCTTAGGAGGATTTACATTTAATGTTCCATTAAAGAATGTATTAATAACGCCATCACTTGAATTCACTTCAAGTATGTTTTTTACATATACCGTGTATTTACCGCCTTTGTCACCTTCAATTGCAATATCTACATGAGAAATGGTCTTCCCATTGAAATTGTCTAGCAAAAACTTGCGATGGTACCATTTGCCGTCTGCAAAGCCTGACAAGTTCTGACTTGGGTGAGGCCTCAGATTATGATTGTCATAATATAAATACGTCTGTGCTAGATCGCGAAGCGTAGCACCGTCTGTAAATATAATGTCTACTCCTGCGCGTATTTCAGGTGAAGCAGCGTCAATCCATATATCATAGGAAAGATATCTACCGGCAATAATCGATATTGAGCCTGATGAGAATATTTTGATGTATGTATAGGCGTTATCATCTGCAACAAGCGACTGCGTACCAACAACCTTGATAGCAGGTGTAGAGGTAGGCGCTAGCGTATTGGAGGAGGATGTAACGCCGTTTAGTGTACCTGAACTGAATATAGATGTTGTATTCTCCGTGATGACCGTCTTGGCACCTGCAAGCGCTAATTCAAGATTGCCATCCTCTACAGTGTTAGCTGCTACTGTCCCTGACAATGTACCAGCTGCAAAGTCGGCTTGTGTATCATCTACATCAATTGCATAATTGGCAAGAATACCTAGTGGTCCTAAGTCTTTTATTTGATCAACAACTATTGCGCCTGCATATTGACTCGTGTACTGCTTATTTGATGTTTTTGCATCAAGTATTCCATATTTATCATCACATTCAATAACATGCAGTACAGGTGTTGTCATGCCTGTGCCTGTCTGTTTTGTTCGTTTTATCGTATGAACAGACCCTGAGAAGAGCAATCCTTGCAGAGTATCCGTTATTGTGACCAATTGGCCTTTTTTAAATGAATATGCAGCATTATCATCCTGTACAATGAATGAACATTTAGAGCGCTCTTCAATCTTATCAGGTAAGCTCCAAGATTTCTCTTTAATTGGATATGTTGATCCTGCAATAGTAAGAGTAATATTAGATGCTGTCATGCCCGTATTGGCCCCCTTCTACTCTCCTTCAATACCCGTGTTTGCACTTTATCCGTTATATCCCTGCCATCCCAATAAACGTGTACGTGAATGTCTTCTCTGTTACTTCCCCCTTGCAGGGTGGTATTTGAGCGCTTGCTTAGAGGCATAACAGCCTCTGGTCCATTCTCACCTAATCCATACCTTGTACCTGTTTTGAGTCCTACTCCTGCTATGGGCTCGTTTATAATGCCACCGCCTGCATATCCGATATACGGCTTTCCTTGTGCCATTGCCATTATCCCTGGCACATGAAACACATCGCCATATCGTCCTTTGATATACCCTATTGCAGCTGCTGCATTGTCAATTGGATTGAATATGTTGGTATGCCCTGGTAGCATATGTGCTCTAAATGTTGGCTCGATTGTCTGGAACAGGCCTTTTGAAGGTATGCCCGCTGCTGCATTGCTGTCCCAGTTATTCTGAGCATTTGGATTACCTCCTGACTCGTGCATGGCGATCACGCCTAGAGGCTGTCCCCAACTTGCGGGAGTACCCGTAAGAGCCATGGCAGAAGCAATCCATGAGGCCACATCGCCAGGGATATTGACAGGCTTGCCGTCAGGCCCTACGCCTCCGAACTTAGGCAACATCTTATCAATAAAGCCTAGCGCCCAATCTTTGACCTTTCCAACCATTCCCGACGCCATGCCGCTCAAGCTACCAGGGAGGGAGAGATTGACATTCATGGCACTCATGACATTGTCGAGAATAGATTTTGCGCCCCCTCCAATCCAAGAGAAAATATCCCCAATGCCCTCTGCATAGCCTGGTATGCTTCCCCCTGCAAGGAGTTGCATGGTCCGATTGTTGGGAAGTACACTTGATCCTTTAGGCAGCATGAGCAGCTCAGGGCCGCGCTCTCCTACGATTGCAGGACCGCCTGGGTGAAAGTCAGTGCCAGCTGCATAGCCTGGTATGCGCCCGATACCAAAATGAGGAATTGGATTGCCAGCACCAAGCTTGTCGGCAATCCAGTTAATTGCAGTTCCGAATAAATTAACAAAGCTTTCTACGCCGCCTATACCGCTATTAAGAACGCTTACTGCATTATTCACAAATCCCTTGACAACACCGCCAATTGCATCACGTGCTCTATTGAATGGACTCATAATATTATTGAATATCTCACCAGCTTTACTTGATATAGTAGTTTGTATCCAGCTCCACGCGGTACCTATATTGCTTTTTATTGTTTCCCAGAATTCCATTATCCTGCCTGGCATCTTGCCAAACCAATCAATGACCGTATTATACATATTAATGACCCATGCACCAACACGGGCGGGCAACTGCGCAAACCAGTTGACGATAGCATTGATCATGTCAGGAATGATTGAGTGTCCTACCAGCGTATCCCACAGACCTTGGAAATAACCAATAATGCCTTGGCAAAACCCTGCAATGATGCCCCATACCACTCCCACGGCAGTTTGGAATATACCCGCGATCACATCCCACAATCCTTTAAATATTTGTATGAAACCCCCACCAATACGTGCTAAATCCCCTCCAAGCTTATCAAACCGACCTGTGATCAAATCCATGACGAATAGGAATACGCCGCCTAAAACATCAAATACGCCTGATACAATCTCGACCATACCCGTGAATACGCGGACAATACCTCCTACAGAAGCTGCCAGACCCAGTGCAAGTGCAACTACAGCGGCAAATACAAGACCAATTGCAACAAGCAGCACACCACCTAATATTCTACCAACCATTTCAAGCGCAGGCTGTATTTTTTTGAATGCAATGCTTAATTCGTTCCATGCGGGTGTAAACTGCTCAACAACCACTGCCCACACTTTCATGAAAACAGCACCAAGAGCATCCATAAAGTCACGGAATGGTTTTACGTTATTGTAGAAGTAAATAAACGCCGCCGTTAATCCTGCTACAGCTGCCACCACAAGCAGAATAGGCCATGCAGCAGCTGCCTCTGCAATGGCCGCAGCGCCTGCCGCAACCGCAATAGCTGTAAATGTAGCGGCTAGCATGGCACCTGTGATCTGAAAGGCGGCCATTGCGCCTTCATTCTCTTTAAAGAAGTTTATAACCTTTGTTCCAATATCTACAAATTTAGACATTTCTTTGCTGGCACTTGTTAACGCGCCTGATATTGCATTTGTAGCATTTTCAACAATATGATTTTCTTCGGCCCATTCGATCATTTTGCCAATTAATGGCGCTACTTTGTCAGTAAAAGCTGTAACAGCAGGAATAAGCGCATTGCCTATCTTAATCTGAAGTGCCTCAAGTGATCCCTTCGCTTTGTCCCATGAGGCTTGTGCCCCTGCTGCCACTGTAGAAAATGCGGTATTTGCTGCACCTGACGAATTAGTTATGCCATCAAGAGCTTTGGTATAATCAGCAGCGCCTTCTGCTGCTATTGTAGTCGCTGCAATGACTGCATTTTCTTGACCTAGCATCGTGGTCATGGACTCTGTATTGCCATCAGTCACTTCGCTTAAATATGCGACTCTACCAGCTAAATCCAGCGTCTTATACTTGCTAATATCAAATGTCAGATTTAGCTTTTCTGCCCTATCTGTAAGCAACGAAAAGCGAGATGATGTCTGGAGAAGTGCATTAAGAGCATCGGCAGCTTGCTCAGAGGACGGCATGGTGTTTGTCATGACGGCAAATGCTGCATTTACCTCTGCAAATTCAATACCCGCGTTTGATGCATTTTTTGCCATCTTGCCAACAACAACGGCGTAATCTTCCCATTCGGTTTTGCCTGTACTAACGGTTTTAGTCATCATGTCAATAGCTTCTGCTACTTCCATGCCAGGAAAGATTGCCAGCGCCGCTGTCAACGCATTTGCAACATTCTGAGTGCTGGTCATGCCGACTGAGGCGGCCTTTGCCGATACTTCTAGGATCTCCATAGCAGTTTTTGCATCATAGCCAGCGGATGCAACGTAGTAGAGCCCTTCAGCTAAATCTTGAGGCCCCTTGCCCACTCTGCCTGCCATGCGAAGAATAGCATCACTTGCAGCGTCTACCTCTTTCTTTGATAGACCGGCAAGAGCATTTACCTTGAGCATGGTTGCTTGAAAATCTTTAGCCGGTCCAACGGTCGATGCCAGAGCGCCGCCAAGTGCCAGAGCCCCACCAGCTGCTATTGTAAGACCTACTGCCGTAATCGCTTTAGCTTGCTCACCCATAGACTCAAGAGATCCCTTAAGCGCATCTGCCCCCCTTGCAAGGAGGGAGGACTTAGATGTTGCATCTTGCAGCGCGTCGGACAACTTCTTGCTTTCCGCGTCGACTTTAGCCATGGCGTTGGCAGCAGCATCCTCCGCTACTTTGACATGATCAGCAGCTAAAGCCGCTCTTGCCTGTGCTACAGCTATCTGCTGTGCGCTTGCCGTGCCAGCTAATGCCATATCATCGGCTTTTTTGAGTGCAAGAGCCGCTGATGCCTGTGCTACGGATAAGCGAGAGGCACTCTCACCTGCCTTCAGTTGTAAGCTTGCAAGCTTTGCCACATTAAGGCCCGCGTCTTCTGCTTTCTTGGCCAAGGCCTGAACAGAAGCCGTAGCGCCTTTGAAACTAGATGTAAGTGAGGATGCAGATGCACTAGCGGCGCTCTGCATAGTATTCATGCTTTTCGTGGCAGATTGCACGCCTGATACAAGCTTTGTTATATCAGCAACATACTCAACAACCATCTGAGCTAAAAGCATTTAATCCTCACTTAAGTCCAATTCTATAACATCTTTATCTTGACTTTTCGCTCTCTCATCTTCTATCCGGTATACGATCGCTAAATCAGCAATCTCAGTACTAGGAAAAAGCTTTAGCATCATCCATACGGGCATATGATGCTCACGGGCTATGCGAATGTATAAGAGTCGCTCTCCACAATCGTTCCGTTCAAACCTTCTTTTTTTTCTTCTACATCCTCTGGTCTGAGACCTGACATCGGAGCTGCAATCTGCGAGATTTGCTCTAGAATTGCGCCTGACGTTTTATTGAGTGGGCCTATGTCAGTAGGGCTAAAAACCAATTCACCGGCCTTCTCAGCTGGATGGGTAATGTATTCCCCCAGGGAATTCTTGAGTCCTGGGAATTCATTGGAATGTGGATGATTGTCATGTGGGGGACATGCAGGATCTGGATAGCGCGTGGTCAGTATTGCGAGCATAGGGTATAACTTTTTGAGGTTTACTCTTGCTTCTGTAGTATTGCCTTTTTTGATCATATCAGTCGACTTTTGAAGCAGTTCCGCTCTTTCCTCACCAGAAAGCTCACGAACAGTGATCCATGTTTTCCAACGCTCAATATAATGCGACTCCTGCATTAAAGGTGTTTCAAAGGCAATTTGTCGAATATCCATAAATAAGCTTCTTTCTACGCATTTGTTAGATAAACTGCACCGTCTATGATAAAGTCTAGATCTTCCATTTCAAGATCACCGATAGCTGCCTTTGCACCATCCTTTTGCAGATACCCGAAACACTCTAAACGCAATGTTGTAGCTACATCTAGCACAATAGAGGCAACAAGAGTATCAGCAGTGCTTACAGTTGCCAGATTAACATACGTCCCATCCGCCAAGAATTTACCAATCTTGAAGGAACCCCCTAGCAATCCGCCTTTATAGGTCCTCCATCGTGTCGGCGTGCTTGACGTGGTGAGGGTTGTCGACTCCGCTATGTCTCGTGACAGATCAAATCCAACATCTTTAATCTCACCCGCCGCCGCATAAGGCAGATAGCCACCTGATGTAATACGCGCCTGATTGGTGCCACCAGCTGCACTGGGAAACACCACAATGCCACCTACATGTTGTACAGATGTAGGTGTAACTGTATTCCATGAAGAGCCATTTGATGACTGCTGAAACACTAATGTAGATGTTATATCCCAATATCTCTTAGTCGGCGCTCCTGTCATATTGAATGTGACATTATCGCCTGAATTAGTCAATGCCTCATTGCTAAATGTGACATTCGGAGTAGATGTCAACAGGAGTTGGGAATGTGAGCCATGTACTGGACCTGCCATACTTGCCTCCTAGGTGTAAGTGACCGCGCCCGTAATCTTCACTTCCCAGTCAACTGTTTCTACATCACCAATTGGCACCTTACCACTGAACTTCTCCACAATTGCAGATATTGCAAAATACTTTGTTGCATCAAGGTAAAGTGACATAGTAAGCGCGGTATCAGTGACTAAACTATTCCAGAGTGCTAACTGCCCGTTAGTATCGGTCATGTCCAATCTGCCTGAGAACTTTGCAGAGGCACCTGTCAGACCCGCAACAAATGTTTTCCAAGGCAGCGAGCCAGCTGCAAACTTTGTTGTTTCGTGCGTATCGCGGGATACATCCAAAGTCCAATTATCTATCTCTGCGATTGCGTTAGCCCCATTCTTAACATTTCCGGCTTTACCATGAAGTACAGCCATTAGATTGCCTCCGTTCCTATTCTGTATCTATCGGTCATGTGCCATTTATTGATGCTTGTAGAATTATCCGGTATTAGCTGTCCAGAGTCATACAAGCATGAAATGCATCTAAAGTTACTGCCAAGTGATAGACTTGCGTAATCAAGTGCATTAAAAACAGCATCACGCATCTTCAGCACCTGTTCTTTGCCCTTGCGCTCACTCCAGCCATCAATGGTTGCTACTACGTGCAATCCTTTCTTTGTAAATGTATTATCAGGTGTTGACATTGATGTTCCAAGTACCAAATAAGGAGGATTAAGCCCTAAAGGCACATTGTTGTCATCAAATACCGCTGTTTTCCCATCTGAATAAGGCAATAGTGCAATCAATCCTGCATTATTCTTCAATACAGAATATATTGCAGTCCATACCTCAAGTTCAGATGTTGCCATATTTACACCTTCATTGAACGAATATCCCTAATAAATCCTTGCCTGTTCTTCTCAAAGGAATTGAACAAATACGGACGCGCCTTCATCTTGTATGTGCCATTGTGCACGTACACGCCGTAAAATACATTGTTGCCTATCTGTCTCAGCAAAGGAACTTTATATACCTCAATGTCGCTTCTGAGTAAGCCTGTATCCACTGGACACTCTGCTCTAGCATCGGTCTTTGTTGCCTCTGCTACGCTATCCAGAGCGACTTCTGAATGAGCAATGATCTTATCGATGCTCTTCTGTATTGCCGATGCAATGTCTGGCCCCTTGACCTTTACAGTGATATCTGCCATGTTTTTACCTTGCCAGGATAACTGCGCTCGTGAATACTTGATAGGATGTCTCTCCATAAGGAGCTAAGACGTTATAGGAGATCTCCCCCGTGACAATCTGATCATCAACACGGATATCAGTCCCTTTGGGCGTATAGAGCTGTTTGTATCCTATGCCGGTATCTTGCTGCGCATTAACAAGTTGCTGAGGGACTTTCTGGCCAAGATCAATCAGGGCGCATAGTACAGATGCAATTGTCACCCAGTTGTCTATGCTCCCTCCAAGAGCATCAATGATTGGATCGTTGCGAAGAATATTGCATGTATCTTTTAAGAGCAGATCAGATCCTAAATCCGCAAAATCCTGCATGTCCACATCATCAAGTATTGCCATCAGAACTCCCACGCGGTGCTAGGCTCAAGAAAATCAAGTGTAAGTCGGCCTATTTGAAATGACTGGGCTCCTCCCACCACTATCCCGTATTGCGTCAATTCTTTCGCTGCAAGATTTCTGAGTGCAACTGTGTGATTTGATATCTGTGATCTTTGAGCATCTATAGCCCCGCTGCCAGCTTTTACATCAAATCTCAGAACAAACAGTGTAACAAAGCGATCTAGCGCATAATAATTCAGGCACGCAATGTATTTGAGGACATTAGACTGAATAACATCTGCCGTTGCAAGTGCACTCTCTTCATACCCTAATTGGCGCAATGACATATCTAATGCACCGTTATAGGCATCTGTTAGCTGCTGAACTGTAAACTTGGCTTCAGCAGCTAACTCCCTATATTTCTCAGTTAAATACGAAGTGGCAGATGCTCTATTCATCTATTCCTTGATCTCTTTACCATTGCAATCAACTAGCACGCCATTCACCATGTAACGCCCGCCAGGAATGGACTCGTCAAGCTTCTTCTCTTCCCCTTGCAAGGAGGATGGAAGGATGGGAGAGACAAACGGCATTGGCATTGCATCTATAATAAATGTGTCCTTCTTGTCTGGCATGTTACATACTCCATGCACTTGGTGCGCTATATGTCGCATTAGTAGTGAGCATACATGCCCCGTTTGAGCGTTCTAATGTTGAAATGCCGTATTCACGCTCAATGAATTGTGCACGCAATGGGAATGTCTCTAGCTCAGCTGCAATATGAAGAGAAGCGCTAGCATCATTCCTAATGCGCATCCTGAGAGGTTTGGGAGCAGACACGTTGTAGAAGAATATATAGCCAGAAGGGACCCACGGGCGTATGAAGATCTCAGCAGACCCGAATATCCCTATCGAGCGATCAAGGTTGTTCTCCATATCGAGCGATTTAGATGCTGCAACAGTAGTATCAGCTGCAAGCCTCAATCTCGCATCATAGTATGGGTAAAAACCTGTAAATCCTCTAATAGTTGTCTCAAGGTTCTTTGCTGCATAAATGCGCATTTCACCACTGAGGTAATGCTCAAGCACGGTATCGATGCCAGTGGTCAAGTCCCCAGCGACAAACGAGCCGGTACCCAGGTAGTGGGTATGCGTTGAGGGCGTAAACACGTTGCCGTAAGGGTCAGGGGGTATGACTGCACTGTCTGCATTGAGAAGCCGTCTAAGGGGAAGCGTAGCGCCGTCTGTGCGCTTATCCACATAGGTGAGAGCGTTAGTGGGATTGAAGAGCGCTGCACGGATAGCCTTGCCAATGTCTCGGATGTCCGCATCTCGAATTGCAACAAGGATCTCGTCAAGGTCTTTGACGGTCTTATTCATCATAAAGAGCCGCGTTACACCCCATGCAACCTGCTTCAAGTAGAGAGGAAAGCCAAGGGTAGTAGGACTAACTTGCATCTTCTGCACGTCAGGACGGGAGAACTGATCACCGTCAATCATGTCGACGGTAGCATTCCCACCCCATGTGGTGAGACGATCCGTTGTCTTGACCACGAGATCACTGGTGATCATATCGACGAGCTTGTTATGCGCGTCAAGGAACATTTGGACTTGCAGGTACAATTCAGCTTCATCGTAGGTATTGAGGTAGTCAGACGCCGCTGCTTTCCTTGTCCCGATTGTGTCGAGTACTTGTAAAGTTCCGAAAGCCATCTCGGCTCCTTTCTTCTGCTAAGAGCCTTAATAACTTCTAAACAAATCAATGCGCGTTGCGTCAATCACGCGACCAATAGGAACAGTGCCTAGAGCCGTAGGGGAGTCGTTAAGGGCGCCCGCTGTGGTCTCATCCAAGTACGCAAAGCTACCAATCGAAAGAGAAGCGCCATAAGCAAAACGAACATTCCAATACAAACTCATTGCATCGCCACTTGCAGCAGCCTCTGGCGCAAAACCGTCTACCACAGATGCGGCGTAACTGCCTGATGTATCGGCAGTTGGTGGCTCTGCTGTATTAGTTACTGGAGGAGCTGTAATCGTGAAATCAGTTGCGATGTTAGTTCCAGTGGTATTCTGAAGTTTCCAAGGACCACCATTTTTCGGGGTCATGTAGACCTTGTATTTGGTAGCACCTGTAGCAGCAGCAGGAGATGTGATAGTGAGAGTGCCCTGATTGGGTGTTGTGGAAGCACTTCTGATAAACGATGACTCAGATGGAAGAGACTCACCAGCGGCTGTAACATAGGTGATCTTGACCCCGTAGATACCATCATCTACCGTACCACCAGACAACGCAACCGCTAAAGCAGGCTCTAAAGGAGGTACCGTGCCTGTTAGTGCGCCCGTACTCTTGTAGATCTTGCCGTCTGATGCCTTAATGTAGCAAGCATCCCCTGCTGCTATTGCCTCTCCCGTAAACAGTCCAGAAAGACTGCAATTAGTAGGAGGAGCGGCTGTAGTAATCGAAGGCGTACCGCTCTTTGCGATTGCTGCCATTTTAATCCTTCCCCGCTTGTGAAGAGCGGTTTAAGATGATGTGCCAGGGTTTAAAATCTACTATATTGCCCAGTGGCACGTAATTTGTCAAATGCTGATTGCGCTGCTTCTTTTGCAGACCCGTTAGATGGCTTGGGATTAGGCCCATTCCCTGGTAAATTTGCTTTTTGCTGCATGGTATTCACGAGAGACTGCAACTTCTGAACTTGTGCGTATCGAACTTCTACAGGTATGTCGTCGCTTGGAAGCAAGTCTTTGACCTCTTTGGGCCAGTCTTTGGATTGTGCTTTGATCTGTTCTGCTAAGAGAGCTGATAGAGCGATGTATCGTTCTTGCATAGGTTCTAGCTCGCTAACCCGTGCCTGGTGTTTCTCTGCAAGCTGCTTAAATTCGCCTTGCTCTTTGAGTCTAGCTTCTTCAGCAGCTTTATTGATTTCTTCTTGCTTGCGGCGCTCATCTCGATATTTCTTATTATCTGTAAGAAATTCATGATTTTTGCTTTGCAGTTCAGAGATTTGCCGTTGCAAATTCTCAATTGAGGGAATATCACCTTGTGACGTGATAGGGGCCCCTTGAGCCGGTGGTGTGCCGATCGGATCTCCATGAGATGGATCGACTGGAGGTATGGTCATAGTATAGGTTGCCTTTCTTCTTTTGTCAAGGATTGTGTTTTATATGCCTCAATAATGGGCAGAATATGCGCTACTTCATCTCTATCAGCTCGCTTTTCGCGTTCAGAAAGATCTGAATACGATGTATCAATTTGCCGTTGCCAGCGATCCACTAAACCACAAGGTATAGTCAAGCTGCCATCAGGATTAGGCTCGCAACTGGAAAACAAATATTGCATCCAGCATGACCACGAGGCATGCTCTTTATCTGCTAATTGCTCTATAAATTCTTCTTTTGTCAAAATTGCCCTTTCTTCATCTGCTTATCTTGTGCAGGCTGGTTCTTTGCCATAATTTGCTGTTGTTTGTCCATTGTGTCAAGTGCTGCTTGCGCCTCTTTATCTTGCAATTGCTTCAATTCCGCAAGCTCTTCATCGGTCCAACCCTCTTCTCTCAAGACAAGCTCAAGAGGCACCCCAGCCGTGTTCGCAGCTTGTACGCCTTGCCATAGCGCAAGGTTCTCTTGAGCACGCTCTAGCTTCGTTGAGGTGAGGAGCGGACGAGGCATAATGGATATCTCGAGATCCCCTCGCTGGTAGCTTTCAAGATTAAATGGAATAAATTTCTTCTGCTGATTGGAGAGTTGTCCCCACACACCCGATGATGCACGCATACCAGCAATTGCAACTGCCATCTGAAATAGCTTGATATTCTCCTGATCATAGGAGGACTGAGCTTCAATCATCTTTGTCTCTACATCTCCCATCATCCTATTTGCGCCTGGTCCAGTAACCTGACTCATCGTACGCAACTCCTGATAGAATGTCAGCTCAGGATGATCATGCTCTATTTCCCCTATAAGTCTATCCATGTGCACAGCCGCATCTGCAAGAGAAAGATCCCCTGCAAGTGGGTGTACGGTCGAGTCGGCGGGGCCACTGAGCATGAGCACGCTCTCTTGATCTGCTGTGGGCTCTGTAAATTCAGAGGTGGCACTGCGCTTCTGGGTGGTAAAGAGATTGTTGATCTTAGATGAACTTGCAATGAGCAAAGGAGCGCCTATCACCTTATGTATCTGATCGTGCACATGAGAGGCCAGATTATTCAATTCATCTATCTTACCCATACTGCCTGAGATGACAGGAGCACCGTGATCACCTCCCATATCTGAATGCTTTATCCATACAGCAGGAACAAAGCCATACGGATTTTCTACCACTGAGCCATATCCATAATCAAATGGCTCATCATCCTTGAAGTACTTGAAATAATCTTGATTAACTTCTTTCTTGTATTTGTGCTGTCCATACTCTTCACTATAGGTATAATACTCTAGTGCATACTCCTTCACATTTCCTGCACTGTCAAGATCTAATGCGCATACATGCCCTGGCCATACGATTTCCAGACATACCTTGCCTCTATCTGGCTCGTCTTGGACTTCTACCAGGACAGAGCCCAGGGCAGCGCCATAGCGCACCTCGACACTTTTCTTTTGTTGCCAGTTACTCCATTGCCATATCTGAGCAATGGCAGACTTGAGAGCAGGAGGCGTGTCTTTTGAGAAGGGAATAGCCAGGCTCACCCCGTCAGGCAGATTGTCCCCATCCTCACTGAGGACACCTGGGTAGATCTGGCCAGCATAGAAATTGACAAGACGGGTAGTAGGATTGTAGATGAGTCTGATATTGCGATAAAGATTATAGTTGGATTTATACGCAGACCATGAGAGTTGCCCATAAGCGCCGCTATGCGAGGAATTGAGGAAGCGAGCGGCTTTATCGAATGCAGAGCTGTTGTAGTATGACCATAGCAGGTCATACTCACTCATGCGCTGGTAGAATGATTGCGATTGAGTTGATCCTGGCTCATCAAAGACGCGTCTTGCTGCTGTCCATGCAGCTTGTCCCGCATACCACACCTGTGACATAAAGCTTCCTACTCCCATATCAATATCCTACATACTGAGATAAAGCACTAGACGTATCAGCATCTAATGGTTGTATTTCACGCATTTGAATTGCAAACCAGACAAGCGCAAGGCTAATCACGCAATCATCGTGCATCCCATCAGGAGCGCTATAGATGATATTGCGACTTGGGCTCAAATGATACTCAAATTGCCTCAATTCATTGATAACTACTGGTATATTTGGCATAGTAAAAGCTTTATCTTGGATGCCTAACTGCAATGTCTCAATCAATATCTTTTTTGATGGATTAGTAAGCAAATACCCATCGCAATTATTGTATTTTTCCTTCAATCTCTCAAGTATCACATCTCCTACGCCAGTGGAGTCCATAAGTATAAATGCATTAAATTTCTTTGCAATATGTACTACTCTATCAACTTGATATGTATAGTCAATCTGGTTAAATCGATCAAACCATACAACTTTACGTGTAGTTATGTCCATAAGAATTAAAACACTATAATCATTATACTTGGCAGGATCCCAACCCAATGCATACTCATGCCCGTATACAGGCGCATAATCAGGATCTAGCGTACCTTCAACTATACTGTCAATTCGCCTGAATACGCCTGCTGACTCTTCAAGGAATTCTGCAAGATATTCCTGAGCAAATGCATCCTCTGGCAATTCTCTTCTTGCTGACTCAATTTCCTCTGGGGGAATATAGGGATTAGAGGAGGAAGGAGCCCTGAAACTCTCCCAATCGGGATACATAGCGTCTAGCCCTCTGTGGTACAGCATATAGAAGAAATTGCGCCCCTTGGGTGTTCCGAGAAAAAGCGCCTTGCCCCGTGTGTCTGAAAGCGTCGGACGCAATACCTCTGTCCATGCCTTCTCATCCACATCAGCACATTCGTCTATAACAAGGAAATGTATACCATTTCCTCTTAATGCATCATAATTATCAGATGAGCAAAACATCATACGAGAACCGTTGGGGAGTTCTAATGTAAGTTCTGTATCCGATGAGTGACTAATAAGCTGAGCAATCGCATTTTTAATAAGTCGATAGGCAATTTTACTTTGTCTATAGGTAGGGGAAACCCATGCGCCTAATATGCTATTGTGCTCACAGCAAAATTTGATAAGCTCATTGCATCCAAGATACGTCTTCCCAAAACGGCGCCCGCATGGGACCACTCGAAAACGCGCCTTGCTCCTATGTACGGGTACCTGACCAGGATGAGGAGAATACAACTGAACGACTATGTCACGTTTTAAAGCTTTCGACATATCCCTCCTCTATCTCCAATGCAGCGTTGCCCCATTCAGTTGTAATCTTAATTCCTCCTGTTACCTCTAACTGCCCTTTGTCCCTATACTCTGGCATACGAGCCTTTGCAAGTAATTCAAGCAACTTGTCAGAATACACTCTTTCTATAAGTGGCTCACCATCAGGCCCTTTTACAACCCTGCCCATAGACACAATAGGTTTTTCATAGCCTTCCACGCCTCTCCTGTGTATCTCTGCACGTATAACGTCATTTGCGGACTGCTCTGCAACACGAAACAATTCGGCAAATTTCTGATCCTCTGATTGCCAGCCATAAAATGTCTCTCTTGAAATTTCAGCAATTTTGCATGACATCGTAATATTAGCATTAAAAGAGAACGATGCCAAAAATTTCTCTTGTGCCTCTATTCTCTCTCTTCTTGTTAATTTCCTGCCTCGTACTATTTCGCGTGTTCCAGTCAATGACGGGTCATTGATTTGCTGCATATCATCCTTCTCATAGCTACTTTGTGCCATATATAGCAACTATACCATAAAAGTGTTAGCTGTCAATAGCAAAAGTGTTAACTGAGCACATAAAAAGAGAGAGCCATCAATGGCTCTCTCAAATAACTATCTAATCTTTATCTAAATCTAAATCTACTCCATAGCTCTTCGCCATTCTCATAGTGCAATGCTTGCAAATAGGAATAAGCATCCATGCTTCTTTTGACTTATCATACGAAGCACTACCTACAGTTGCTTCACGTGTGCAATCCTGAGTTGAGCACGTGAGAAAAGGCTCAAACTTTATCGTGACTGAAATACATTGCAAGTTCAGCTTTTCTGCTTTGTCCATGGTAATTGTCCTTTCTTCTTTAGGGATAATCATATCACAGATTGTCCAGAACGGACTTTGCCCCTTTCCTTGACTCACTCTGTTGCAAACTTTTAAGATATTGTTCCGTAACGCTTAAAGAACTGTGACGCATCAGCTTCGAGAGTGTATAAATATCTCCTCCATTTCTTATAAACATCTGAGCAAACGTGTGTCTCATCGTATGAGGTGAACATCGTACTCCCTCTATATGTGCCCAATGACCTAAACGGTCAAATATTCTCCATAAACCTGATTTTGTTAATTGCTCTCCATGCCTGTTTACAAACACAAAGGCCTGATTTCTGTTTTCTTTTGCGTGCTCTACTGTTGGCTCTCTGAACATTCTGATATACTTTCGCACATATTTAAGTGATTGATCGCCCAATCCTACCTCTCCCCACTTATTGCCCTTACCCAATACTCTCACATATGCGTCCTTTGCATCTAATGACACATTCCCAATAGTGAGAGTGCATAATTCCGTTGCTCTAAGGCCACAATCAAGCAATACAGCCAATATAGCTCTATCTCTCAATTGAAGATGTTCAGACTCTTCCTTATCGCATGCTTTAAATAATGCTTTTATTTGCTCTGTTGTAAATACCTCTATAATTGTTTCAATTATCTTTGGCTTCTCTATCCTGTTAATAATCGTTTCACTTACATATTGTGCATACTGATCATCTTTCAGGCACCAATACAGGAAAGACTTAATAACACGCGCATAACCGGCAATCGTGTAAGTGCTCAGCTCTTTCCCCTTGCAAGGGGGATGGGTTGCCTTTAGATCGTCTAGGAAGAGCCTTACGGTGTGCTGATCAATCTGATGAAGCATTATGCCAAGAAAGGAGGTAACGGACTCTCTTGGCTTTCCTGGTGATAACTGGACTATCTCATGAGAGGCACACCAACGCGTAAAAAAGTCAAGTTCCTGGGAGTACTCTTCCTGGGTACGGGATGAAAGACCTTTTACGTGTGGAGATGAAAGATAATCGCTAGCAGCTTCTAATACGCTTATCTGTATCTCTCTCTTCTTAATCTTCTTTTGCATTTTGCCTCTCAATTGGTTGCATCTCACCATGCAAGGGGGTTAGAGTGAGGTGTGAAGCGGGTTTATAAGGCAATAAAACTCCGGAACCGGGTGCGCAGGTTCAATTCCTGTCGGGAACGCCAAGCTCAAAATGCTTCACAATAATCACAATAATTGGTTGCCTCGCTCTCTCAACTGGTTGCGTAGCAGGGAAATGCTAGGGTGCGGTTCCGACCGGTGCTCTATCCACTGAGCTACGGGAACTTCGTTTACAGCTATCCTAGCATTCTTTATTGATTTAAGTCAATAAGAAAATAGGCCAAATAGACATGCACGAGACCTGCACGGACTTTGTGCAAGGTATGAATTGGCCTGTAGAGCGGGTTCAGGTACTGTCTTGCACACTTGCATGACTTGCATCAGTATTACAGAAAAAGAAATCAATGTGAATATTTTAATATGTACTTTTTAATAGTAACATTACACTATATATATGCGTATAGTACTATAGTACTACTACTATTCTATATATAATATATAATATAGCAATTTGTTATATTGAGTATTATTCTCTACTATACTCTAAAGGTTGTATGTACAACATAATGTTATATTGTTGTTATAACATACTGTAATAGAACATAACCCCCTTGCATGGTAAAAGATACACATTAAAATGTTAACGTCGGTATTTTTATTTTTGTAAAATACTGATGCAAGTTGTGCAGGTGTGAATGTTCTAATTTTGATCAGCCTGTGAAGCGGTCTCAGTGGCATTTTAGACATGCTTCCTAGAACATGCATGTTGTGCAAGTCTATTTTACGCCTATTTCCATGTTGATTTAAATCAACATCCTACACCTTGCATGGGGAAGAGTGTATCCACATTCTTGTGTAACATTGAAATCGCATTGAGGAGCTAATCTGAGGGAGCGGGTAGAGGGATAGGCAATCTAGTGGAAAGAGACTGCAAGAGGCAAGGAGGAGGCTCTCAACAGTGAGGAGGGAGCTTGCCACACCCCCTTGCATGGTGTAGTATGGAGACATCCGGTCCGGATTGTACGTTTGTCCTTTTTAGCCCTGGGCTTCTTACCACTACTGCCCAGGGCTCCCGTTATTAAATATTTTGCCATTTTCTTTAATAACAAAAGGCGTTACTAAAGATCAACAAAAAACACCTCGTTCGCTCAATCGCGTGAGGTGCTTTTTGTGTTGTACCCAAACGGGATGCATAGTCCTTGTAGTAAAGCTCGTTTCAATCCCTTAATCGGGCTGATTGTGTTTCATATGAGTCTATTGCTTGTTTCAATCCCAATCGGGCACCATCTTCAATCCCTGCTGTCCCTCATCCTTACCAATGTTTGTTTCAATCCCAAACGGGCGTCGTCTTCTATCCCTGATAGCATACCACGTCTATGGTATTATGTCAACATTCAGAAAGGACAAATTTATGTGGTACAAACGTAACACTGGCATCATCCTGATGCTCATTCTCTTCTTCCCAGTGGGATTATATTTGATGTGGAGGTATTCAGGCTGGTCAAGTTGGATTTGTACAGTAATTACTGGTTGCTTTGCTGTAGCAGTGGCAATCAATGTGGCAAGTCGCTCTCCAGTGCCTCCAAATAGCACTACGATTGTCCCCACGCTTCCCGTGGTTACCAAAGTAGTGTTGACACCTACAAGCGCTGCAATGCCCACTCCCAGCCCCCTTGCATGGGGAACAACGCATACGCTTACAGGGAACGGGGTCAAGAAGACTGAGATATTTACCGTTGGGGATAACTGGAAAATCAAATGGAGTTGTGATCCTGCTTCTAGCTACAATGGATCATACAATGTGATCATAACAGTTCATAACGCTAATGGCACGTATAAGGATCTTGCGATCAATACGATGTGCAATAGCAGTAATACAAGTGGTGAAACAGAGGAGCATTCAGGCGGGAATGTCTATCTCGATATTGCAGTTGGTTATGTGTGGGAGGTGACAATTCAGGAGTTAGTGTAGAGGCGTGTCCTGGCCGACCTGCACTGTTCTTGTTCTCACAAGCTGGGATTGCAGGACATCCAGGTTCGTTTTCGGTTCTCCAGGCAGCACGCCACGACAGCCTGGAGGCGCATAGGCAGTATACAACAAAAAGTGCTTAACACTCCTCGCATTTGTGAGTATTCTCTAATGCCACGTGACCAGCGGCCCTGAGCTTGTCACCAGTTGTGAAATCGCACTTCTTGCATCTAAAAGTTGTTGACGGGCTAAACAGAGATACTACAAATACTACAAATAGCCCGACGGCAAATAATCCAATCAATCCGCTATCCATTTTAGTCTCCTTTCCTGGGTGCCAGTGTACAGGAATCGGGGAATTATGGCAACAAAAAAAGGACCCGCCCATCTGGGTACAGGTCCCCTTATGTTTGTGGTACTATTTAGGCTTAAATCCGCGTAGATATTGTTGGCCAGCATCTATTTGGATTTGGATTTTCTTCTGTTTCTTGGTGTTCGCTGCCTTTTTGCCGTGCATTGGGCCATCATATTTCAGATGGCATACGGCGCAAAGGGCACGCAGTTTAGCTCTTGCGTTCATCGGGTCATGATTGATGTGAGCGGCTTGAATAACTGCTTTCATGGTATCCCCTTTTTGAGTGATATACCTGTCACCTTTCTTTATTCCGCATTCTCGGCAGGTATATTTTGCTCGTTTGACGCAATAGCTAGCGCGTTTGGGAAAGTTTGGGTGATAGCGGGATTTATCAATAGGCATTACCAGCTTGATACAACAGTGGCATCTACGAATGGATCTGGCTGGCTATTACGCATCTGCTGTAGCCTTTCTAGGGCATGCTGCAATATCTCGACACATTGGGCGTGCCGTGCCCAATCATCCCCCTCTAGAGACTCCTGATCAATGAGAGAAGGTATCTCAGCAACGAACTTTGATACGGCAACGTGCAGACTAGTTATATTCTTCCTCCATTCCTCACGAATACGCACTTGGCCTATAACGGCTTGCCTATCAGCATAGCTAGCACGCATCTGTTCTGTAAGCTTGCGGTTTTCCTCTGCAAACCTGGCATTATATCCTCTTACATCTTCTAAGTCTTTTTCCTTCTTTAGTAGATCGCTTTTAAGTTTCAATTCTTTTTCTTGAAGCTTAGCAAGCTTCTCTATCGTCTCTGGTTTATCGTCATAGACGATTTTCTCTTGTGGGCGGGCCATGTTCTCTTTTTCTAATTTGAGAGCTGCTATCTCTTTTTCAAGTTGAGACTGCTTGACTTTTGCATTCTCCAGTGAAAGAGAAAGCTGCTGAGATGCTGCTGAATACTCCTCTTCTATTTGTCTTTTTGCTTTAACAGCATCTACAGCAGCTCGTTTAGCTTCCATTTCACGCTGTTTAGCCGCTTCTATCTCAGCATTGACGGCCTTGGGAGTAGGTTCAATTTCTCCAGCCTCTATTTTTGCTACAATTTGCTTTCCTTCTGTAGAACGCGCTAATTTTCTCCATACATTAAAACCCAAATACGCGCCATGGCGCGTATTTGAAAGTTCGTCTCCCAGTTCCCTGACGGTTTGCATGTGTTCCTGAGCAGTACGTGGTGAAATGCCAATTTTGTCTAACCAACCAATAAACTTTCCATGACCTTGTTTTGCTTTGTAAGCCATGTATAATTCTCCTTTCTTGCGTATAACCTCATTTGTCATCATCTTGAGGACATTCTCTTGTTGATCAAGAACCCCGTGATATTCTGTAGCAGCTTGATCAAACTCTTCATCGGAGAGACTTGCCCAAGTGGCGTCAATGATGATTTCATCTGACTCATTAGTCACTGGCTCTAAGTCAAAATGCCCTGTCTGCACTAATTCATTATTCATTGTCATCTCCTTCAAGCAATTCTTGGTTTTTCATTTCTTCGATCATTTTGCTTCCTATTGCATCAAAGTCTTGACGGACTGATGCTGCAATTTCAGAAACAGTGGATCTAACATCATTAACGGAGTCTTGTAGCTTTTCAGCTATTTCTATCGTGATACCACCTTTTGTTTTCTTCCCATTCTCAACATCCTCATGCATCTGTTTAAGATCACCAGCGCCTAATCCTTTTTGTTTTAAAGCTCCATTCATTCCTTTGGCTTGTGCGCTTTTTGAGTCTCTGAGTGATTGTCTGTGAATCATGCACCCACGTATAGTCTTATTTGTGAATGCCCTTTTGCGGCCTGCTTTATACTCATCATGTTTCTTTACCATAATGGCGTCTCTTATGACCAGATCCGCAATAGCCACTAGCCACTGCTCATTCTCTTCTCCTGATCCCTGGATTAATCCCGCTTTAAGTGTTGCATGTTTGTATATCCAGTCAACAAAATCAGAAGACATAGGCTCTACAAGCCCGTCAAGGACGCACTGAAAAAGATCATCGATCCATCCCCTCTCTTCGCAGAAATCATTAAAAAGACCCCGAATGTACCTCGCTTTGACTGTTGTTTCTTCTGCAACTGTAACTTGGCTTTTTCCTCTTCCTTTCTTGACACTTTTTGTAACGGTTACCTCTATGGGTAGTCCATTACGCATGACGATATTTTCAAAGCTGTCACCGTTAATCTTTACGAAGCTTGCTGTCTCTTCTTCGTCTTCTCTCCATTGGTGATTGTTGTAATCATCATTGGAAATTTGGATAACTTTACTCATGTGTTTGTACCTCTTTCTGTTCTTGCGCTAATTGCGCTTTCAATAAATTGACTACTTCCCATGTGAACGTTCGGTCATCGTTTTGCGCTTTAGACCGGATCAATTTCACCATCTCCATGGGAAAAGTGATGGATACACGGTAGGTTTCTTTTGAATTGTTCATCGAACCTCCTAGGTTCTTATTGTAGCACACTTACAGCAACTTGCCAACATTTAGCTTAAAGTTGCTATATGCGTTGGTTAAAAAAAAGACAGACTCACCCAGAGGCAAATCTGTTACAATGTTGGCATGGTTGTGGCTTGCAGTGTGTTCACTTCACAGGCGATAGCACTGCAAGCTGCCTATGCAGCATCTTCTAGTGGCAACTGAATGGTTTCCGGCGATAGATCTGTTTTGCGATTCGCCTGTGGTTTGTTCTTCTTGATGTTCAGTTTCTCAACGTCACTCTTGAGATATTCATTTGACCGACCATCAATTGGCCTCCATCGGATTTGCCCTTTACGGGCATAATCACGAACGTATTGATCTTTAATGGCTCTTCCACTGTTCTTTGATAGGATCTCAGCAGCTTCCTTGCTGGTTATCCATATTCCTCTAGACATCTCCTTTCTCCTTTCTGTAGACGTTTGACTTCCTCCTATATAGTAACACTAATAGTCTTGCTTGTCAATACTTTATTTGTGAATGCCTTTGGTGTTTGGTGACTGTATATTTCATGCTTTATGGGTTTTAGAAACTGATCAAAATTGGTCTCAAAAAGTCTTGACAGCCAAGACTTTGTGTGGCATACTACATACATAGAACACGGACGGCGAAACGAAAGAGCCTGAACATTCACAATCGAATAAAGCGCATCGATCAGAAAGGCCTACTGAGGCATCCCTTCTAAGTACAACATGGATTGACTTGTACTCCATGGACACAGCACTAGGGAGCGAGAGATGAAGAAGACAAAAAGAACCCATCTCACTGATCTAGCCAGAAAACTTACCAGTGAGATGGGCAAAGTGAACCTTTATGTAGTCCAATTCTAGCTTACCACAAGGAGTCAATCATGGATGAGCTGCTTGAAGAAATTGAAGCGTTCTTACAGGCACAACCCAAGCAACTGGAACTACTAGCATCTGGAGAGTTATTTACCATCTCCAGGACTAGCACGCATATCATCATTGAGAACGATTATGAAGTTGTTGAGTATATTCCACTCAACATAAACAATTAAGGAGAAACACCATGACAACCACATTAACCGGATATCCACTCATTCGTTTGACTGCTAATCGGCCCTTAGACATTGATGGTACTCATATTCAACAAGGTGAGATTTTCTTCCTGGTGGCAAGCCTAAGCCACCCAGATACGTCGCACCTGGTACGTTGGAATTATGAGCGGTGTCGGTGGGATTGCACTTGTCCTGCCACTGTGAACAACTGTAGGCACATCAAACAGGTCAGTGCCTACAGTGCAGCTCACCCATACAGCGCTACTCATCCTGCTGGTTGCCCAGTAGTGGTAAAGAGCGCTCCTGTGATCGTTGCAGAGCCCGCGATCACCCAGGTAGACAATGAGATGTGGATCTACAACCACACCCACACTGTCTGGGTGCACGATGGTGAGTTAATGGGGACAGACGCAAAAGCGGTAGAAGCGGTTAAGAAGCTCATAAATCCTCCTTGCAAGGTGGAAGAGGTCAAACCTGTCTACCGTATCGTCTCAACAGGTACCAAGCGCAAACGCCGTGATTTGCTTGAAGAGATCACTCAGAGGGCAGAACATAAATCAGACATTCTTGGTGAGATTAACGAGATAAAAGAGCGTTCAAAGAAAGACATGATGAACGCTCCTCTTACTCAAAATCGCGCATTTAGCGTATTGAGATAGCCGGAAGGACAAAAGCAATGTTTAAGATTTGTTATGGCAAAGACGAAGTCGTCTTTGAACTGGAAGATGATGCTGTGCAGTACGCAGACGAACTGCGAGGTGAGGGGATAGAGCACAGGATCTACCAAAAGCGAGGCGGCAAGTGGGTATTAATTGCCACATGGACGCCTTCGTAGCGCGTAACTAGCTTGGTGGCACGGGTAACGCCCGTTGTGGCACTCACAATGTCAGCCACCTATTCACCCATTGTTGGGTGAAGCAAGTTCAGAAAGAAGGATTTACACTATGTCTTACGAAAAAGAGAAAGAAGTTACTATCGGAACTTTTAAGAAGTTTGGTCATCTCCTGCGAGGAGAGCATGATGTTAGAGTTGGAGGTGTTCTCGTATTTGACGAGGATACCAATCAGTGCGTAGGAATGGAAGAGCCGCACTACAGAGTTGGCAAATTATGGCAAGATGGATCTCTTGTCAAAGGCCATGGCTTGCTAATCGATTAGATCGATTAGCAAGTTAGTATGATGAGACTCTACAACATGAAAGTGAGACAATCAATGGATAACGAGATTAGATCTTTTGCAGAGGTGTTTCCTCATCTCTGCAAAAAGTCAACTCCTGAGCAGAAACAGTTTGCTCAGGACGGCACGTATGTAGCTCCTGTAGAGGACCGGAACAGCCTTATCGAGCGTCGAAACGCCGAATACGACGCCGATAATCCCGCCCCTATTCGAATCGTAAAACGGTAGTTTGTCGGTTTCTGCCAGCGGCTACGGTTGCTGGCAGCATCGGGCACATTGCTCGAATAGTTGCTCTTATGAGCAGAAAGAGGTCCACTATGAACACTAACGAATACCGCGCCCACGCTTTGAAAGAGTACAAGGAGGGCAGAATTGTACTCTCTAAGCTGGAAAGCATAGTAAAACATCTCGAAAGCGGAGAAATCAAAGGAACAAGCGCGGAAATTGAGGGCATCTCCCGTGCTGTAACCGACATTAGGAAAACCCGTCAGCAGTCCGCATAGCGCGTTTTAAGTGGGCGGGCCGTCCCTTTACGGCCCACATCAATACCCAGAAAGAGGAAAAACATGGCACTTTGGGAAAGAAATATCGGGCAGATTGAGAAGGATGTCACATCTGATGACATCCTTGTTGTCAGGAATAGGCAGACTGGTGGTCAATACCATTCAAAAGTCTCTCAATCTCAGCAAGAAGAGCTTGAAAGGTATTACAAGATCAATGAGAGGGTCGAGGTTTTGATCGACCCAAGCGACAGATCACTTAAACAGATAAGATCTCTAGATCACTAGAAGATCTTTATTGAAAGGATACGAGAAGCAATCATGTTTGACAAACTACGTGAAAAGATTACCGGTCAAGTTGCCGTTGACGTTCCAGATCATGTGCAAAACGTACCATCGTACGTTGCCAGTCAGCTTAAAAATCGAGGTCTCGAAGTTGACGCGGAAAGCCAACTAAAGTGTGATAAATGTAGGCGTTGGTTCGCATTTCATGATTTTGCCGTTCATAGTTGCTAAAGGACGTTTGATGATCGAGACGAAGCAAGAGCCATGTGCATGGTGCCCTGGCTCTGACGAGGATAATTCACACGGGATATGCGATGAGCACGCTGAGGAGCTGCTCATCCAGTCTTCCCAACGCCAATTTGACCGCGTGCCATCGTATATTGAACGCTTTAGAGATGAAAAGAGGTACAGGGACAAATATGCAAAAGAAGCAAGATAAGAAGATTATCGCGATCGGGCGCAAGATTATCACGGTGCGTTGTCTCAATTGCGGGCAAATGGTGCATGTAGATCACTTCCTCACCCCTTGCAAGGGGAAGAGTGCATGAGCGGTTTGGCGTGGTACGCTTTGATAATGTTCGTTCCTGTAATGTGGTATTTAACGCGTAAAAGAAGTTGAAAAAAGAAGAAGAGATGAGAGGAACCCATCATGGGGTTTTTTAAACCTAAACCTAAAGCGCAAGAACCACTTGTGCGCAAGAATGTAACGGTGCCCAGTGGGCTTGGATACGAGGCCACTGTTTACTATGTAAAATCACAGGAACCTACGGCTGTTAGCATGTTTTGCCGTAAATGCCGTGAGGATATCTCGATAGATCATTTCATCGGCCACGAATGTGCAACCGTTAAATGGTAAAAAGAGATGAGAGGGAATGCCCTAGAAAAGCGCCTCTCATCACCGCATGCTGCTCGCTCATTGGCGGCTAGCTGTTTTTAGTATAGACCAGGAGGTCAAGATGGCAAAATACATTCCTTCACCCCAGAGGGGGTCATATTCGCAAAGATTTATCTTCACAGTCAAAGGGAAGCGGTACGAGTGGCTTGCCGATGACCAGGAAACGGCAGTGGATACTTTTTGTGCCACAAAGCATCTCCGAGAGAGAGATCTAGAGAGCGTTTTATTGAAATCGTCGAGCGAGAGCAATGAGGATGGGCATCATCCAATTCTTGCTCTATTGCAAGCTTCTCTTGATCTTATTCAGCGTTAGGAGCATGAGAATGAGCACAGTCAACAAGAAATTCAAAGTTATGATCATGAACGAGAAAGGTGAAGTAGTGGGAGATGCTGTAGTAGAATGCTCAACAATCGAAGGCGCACGCATTCTACTACAGCGGAGTGCGCAACATCTTGTTCCAGGGGATAAATTTGATATGTCAAGCATAAGAACATGCGTATAGCAGGAAGTTTTCGGGCGGGAATGCTTGTCCCGCCCATTCCATATCTCAGGAGGCCAAATGGACAATCTCACTTTTAAACAAGGCATGCTAGCAGGTGGTGCTGCAATTATCGTATTTATTTTGATGTGCCAATTTATCATGTGGTATCTGGCATTAGCTCTAATTATTGCGTGGATGCCATTTTGCATCAAATATGTTCTAAATCTAATAGAAATAGATTATGTTTTAGCACTATATTTTGCTTTTGTTGCACTTCAATCAGTCCATATGACTGAGCACGTTGCTCAGATGGTGCAAATACACATCCTTGGCTGGATCTGGACTAATTCGCATGGTCTGTTTGGAGCAGCATTAGATGTTGAGGAACTGCACTTCTTTTTTGATTCTTTGTGGATACCGTTCTGGACTATTTACCTCATCTACAAGATCAGGGATCCATGGATGATCCTCATGTTGCCGTTGGCACTCCTCCATTGTTCTGAGCACATTGTCATCATGGATTTTTATCTGAGAACAGGGATCGATGGCTCTCCTGGCATTATGGCGATTGGAGGATTAATTGGATCACCACTCTCAAGGCCTGATTTACACTTTTTGTACAATGCGGTCGAGACGGCGTGCATGGTTTTAGGTTTTAGAAAGGCAATAACATCATGAGCGAGCAAGAAGCGATTACCAGCGCGATCGCATCTGGCGGCTTAATGTGGAACAACGCTGTATTCGCAATATTTCAAGCGATTATGGGCATAATAATTGCAATAGTGAACATTGTAATCGCAATTGCGGATATCATCATTGGATTCTTTACCATGTCAAAGGGATTTTTGATGATTATTAGGTTGCTATTGATAAATACTCAAAAAAAAAGAGAGGAGGATCACAGGATATGAGCAGAAACGAAGGGAAAAGCGAATACAGAGAGAGACAAGAATACAGAGAGAGCGTGCCACGCGGGGTGGGTATTCCTCATGGTGCTACGTATCTTGTGGTGCCAGTGCTTGTGTTCGTATCAGTCTGGTTTGTTGCGGTTCTTTTTGGAGGATGGCAGTTCGCTCAGTGGTGGATGCATGATGCTTGGAATACTCACCCCATGGCGGTATTGATCACAAATACCTCTTGCATATCTCTTGCATGTGTGTCTGTTATCTGGAAAATGAAGGTTGCATACGATAAGCACATGATATACGTGCGACGAGCGCATGCTGAGATAGACATCATAGACGAGCAGCCGTACTTGTTACGAGCAGGATCGGAGAAAGGTTTTAACTCTGAGGTAGAGGGAGAGATTGTCCGTGTGATCAATCCAAAGTCGATAGCACCCGCTGGGAACACGGAAAACAACTACTTTGGTGATGACGAAGAGGAAGATCAAGATCAAGAAGATCCTCCAATCCCAACACTCTTAGACCAACTCAATGCTGGTACAACGATTATTGATGAGGATACAAGCATAGTTGGCTACGTTGATGGTGAGCCCCTACGGGGGAGCCTCTTTGCAAGGTCAGGAAACCTTTTTGACTCTCTGCTTGCGATCGGAGACCAGGGCTTTGGTAAAAGTAGCCTTGGGGTGCTGATCGCCTGCTACACAGTCTTACACGGCGGAAAAATCCTTGTTGTAGACCCTGATGCGGAGGAACAAGAGTCTCTTACAAAACGTTTAGGCGCTTTATCAAAATTTCTGATGGGTCCCGTAGCTAACACACCTGAGAAGACTTTGCATGTTGTGTCAATTGCAAGAGAGGCAATTGAAAGTCCTAGCGGCAGACCTGTGCTTTGGTTAATTGATGAGTTCAGCTACTTGATGAGGCAAGTAGAGAATAAAGACTCAAAATGGAATGATGCAGCTAAACAAATCAAGGAACTTGCAGAGGACTATGCAACACGTGGGAGGAAGAGATTATGTCGAGTTATAGCATTTGGGCAGATTGCAAAGGTAGAGCGTACAGGTGGCAGTGAGTTCAGAGATAGTTGTACTTTGTTGGCATTCCACCTGAAGAGGGAAAGAGCACAGCAAATACTTGAAGGGGATGCCGCCGATATAACTTCACAACTCGTAGCTGGCGAAGTAGTGGTGGTACCAAGAAATGCGGGCGGGCAAGCCTACAAACTGGCTCTTCCCTATGCGGATGCCCAGGCGGTTTCGAGAGTGATTGAGATGGTTGGCATTGAGGATCGGAACGGGACTTTATTGGGACTCAGTGGGACCCTAGGAATGGAGCGCGATGAAGCATCTACTTATGGGTCCCCCAAAACACCGATATGGGACGGCGAAATCATCAATGTTGACTTCGACACGGGACTCTCAGAAAAGCCTCTAAACGGGCTCCCAGACTTGCTGGGGACGGGTCCCGAGTTGTCCCCCAATGATCTGATGATGACCGACTTGCAGATCATTCAGTTTGAAGCGTTGTACAAGGCTCTTGGTAATATAAAAGACTCATTACGCGTGATTGAAGGTTGTAACAATCGGCACCATAAACATGCCAGTTGGTTGGTGAAACAGAAAGATTTGAGGAAGTTTTAGCATGCACGGCAAATCATTGCTGAACGCGAATTGAAAGGAGGAAGCAAATAATGGCATACTACGATCCACGATCCAATGAAGAAATCAGAAGGGATTCCCTTCGAACCAGGGAAACTCTCCGTGAAATTGCTCGTGAAGAGGAACAGGAACGCATCGATGTAAAATATCGTCGAATGCGCGTAGAAGAGCACGAAAGGCAAGAAGGTATACGCCAAATGGGGCGCATGCCCGATTTGCCAATGAAGCCAGGCCGCAAGCTTCCAGACAATCGAACATCCTCTGAACGTGCCCGTGACGAGTGGATAGCAAATCGAACTGTCCGCAAGAGCCGGACAGTTCCAAAGGAGGAACGCAAGGAGGCAACTGCCAGGAAGAAACTCAAAGCATCCCCCTTGCAAGGGGTTGTCTACAAGGAAAGCCAGCATCCCCGTGATCGTTTTGGGCGCTTTGCAGTGAAAGCTCTTAAGTCCACCGGCAAGGCTATTGCCCGTACGGCCAAGGGCACGGTCAAGGCCGTCAAGAGCGCTCACAAGACGGTCAAGCGTGTTCAGGCCGGATACCGCAAGCGAGCTGCACTTGAGTACAGAGAGCGTAAATTAGATATCCACAAACGGGAGCAAGCAGCGAGATTGAAACGCAAGAAAGCTACAAGGAAGAGGGTGAGAAGGTGATGTATTTGATCATCACTTCAGCAGTACCATTCCTATCACGATAGCCCATCAGTGCGGTATTCTGGCAGATCAAGTACTTGACAAATACCGTACTGATGGGCTATAATTCTTACAGACAAGGAAAGTGATGTATTTGATCATCACTTCAGCAGTACCTAAAGAGAAAGGACAAGAACATGAACACATACTCATTTGGGTATGATTTTGGCAACTCTGAAATATGTGGAGTCGCCGTTGTGAATGGGCGAAAGATTGCAAAAAGCATACCGACTGCCATATCACAGGAGTCTGGAACTAAACTCGCAAATATTGGAATTGGAATGAAAAGCAATCATTTTATATTCAGACACGAAGGTCAGCATGCTGACTTCTTTATTGGGGATTTAGCATTAGAGCAGGGCAAAGACATCAAAAACGGATATGGGGATCCAGGAAGGTACAGTAGCAAAAACGCTCTAAGAGCACTGTTAACGCTATCATCCACCATGATTGATGATGATGAATTTGCTCTCAATGTTGTAACCGGAATACCTGTACAAGCATATACTGGAAGAACAGAAAATAGAGCTGAAATTACAGAAGCGCTGCAAGGTGATCATAGTTTCTCTGTCAACAAGAGAAAGCGCACTGTCCACATAAGAGTTGAGCGCGTGATCATGGAGGGGGCTGGCGCGGCTATTGCCTATGGCTCAGGAACAAAAGAACTTCAAGGCGTTATTGATATAGGTGGGAGGACCATTGATCTGTATGGGTCTAATGGGATAACGCCTGATCTTAAGTACTGCCATGGTTGCGATATTGGAGTTTATACGGTCACTGATGCGGTCAAGAGCAGTTTTGAAGATTTGCATGGATATCCTCTTCCTCCTCACTTTTTGAGGGAGATGATGTATGCATGTGCAAACCGCATGCCCATTCCCTTTGCTACCGCAAGAGGTAAGTCTGTGGATATGCAAGGCATGCTAAATGAAGCGATGGAACAAGCAAAGGATGCAATAATATCTTTTGTTCGATCTAAATGGAGATCTAGCGAAAGTGATACAGTGGTTGCTACTGGATTTAGATATGTTACTGTTGTTGGTGGGGGTGCCTATTACTTCTTTGATTTGATCAAGCGTGATATTCCTCATTCTACTTGTCCAGAATTTCCTGAGCAGGCGAATGCATACGGGTACTGGAAATTTGCTGAGCAACAGTCACGCCGATTACGTGATGTCGCTTAAGGAGCCTGCTATGCGTGATACAAAAAAGTATGTCTACTATACAGTGGGCATACTTCGGGGTTCACCACTCCATAAAGAGCTTATCCAGGAAGCTGAAGAGATTGGAAAGAAACAAGTTCCGACCATGATAGCTATCTGGCTTAGAGATTTCCGTCTTCTCAGGAATAAAAGCGCCGTTCATGCCGCTCAAACGCCAATCCCTGAGACATCTCCCGCTATTGATTTTGAGGTGGATTTATCAAATGCAGAAGAGGCAGATGACGCCTTTCCTGTGTAGAAAGAAAGGGCAAAAGCAATGATCCCAACACACATAGTTCAAATATCACTTTACCATGTTCTTCCAGTAAGAGACATGAATATACTTTTCAAATTGATCGAGTGGAAATACGGCAAGCTTAACCCTAATATAGAATTTTATGGGAACAAAGCTTCGATTGCATTTGAATGTGACAATCGAAAGTGGGGGCAGATTGACAAAAATTTCTTTGATGGACTGAAGACAATGGGCATTATCAAAGGATGGGAATTTCTAGTCGGAGATACCGTTTTAGGAATGCCCATGATCAAGGGCCAATCCCGCTAGCACCACCCCTCGCAAGGGGAAAGAAAGGACACGTTATGTACGAATTAGTTTACAGAGACGACACTGGCCACACCTATGTGAAGAAACTCCAGGAATGGGAAGATGTATCTAATCTCATGGATGATCTAACGTGCAGTTATAAGGTGCATGAATACCAAGGAGGCAAAATGCGCCTTATACTCGCACACAAGGTAAAAAAAGAAAACGAGCGACAGAATAGCTAGCACCCCTCGCAAGAAAAAAAAAGAAAGGACAACACAATGTACAAGCATTCAATCATTGTCGACAAGGAGAACGTTTCATCCGTTTTGAGCGATTTAGCTGCAAAAGGATTTAAACCCGATTACGAGGCAAAAGCAAATTCCATGTCTCGTTTTCAGTTCATAAATGAATTGGAACGTATTCCGGTGGATGAGCGTGTAGGAAGCTATCGTGTGTTCAAGGACGGTGAGTGTATCCATGATGAGCATCATTAGAAAGGACAACACGCATGAAGACGTACAAACTGGTCATCTCTGATGTAGATGGTACACTTACGACCACGAAATCAGGTGCAACATTCCGCAAGAGCGCCGATGATTGGCAATGGTTGCCAGGGCGTCTTGAGAAGGTCAGGATGCTCAAGGAAAGCGGCGTCAAACTTGCCGTCGCCACAAATCAAGGCGGTGTGGCTTTTGGATATATGAAAGCTCAGGATATCCAGGATGAGCTGACCAGGATGTGCGTAGAGGCTAGAATATATCCTGACAGGCTCTATATCTGCTATAGCCATCCCAAAGCCTCTCTTGATCAATACAGAGAAGACAGCGACAGGCGTAAACCAGGCCCTGGGATGTTGTGGGAGGCCATGAATAACACGGATATCCTGCCAGAGGACACTCTGATGGTTGGGGACAGGCCAGAGGATGAGCAAGCCGCAAAAGCGGCTGGTGTTGATTTTATTCATGCAGATGAGTACTTTAAGTAGCATTTGCAGTGAAGAGAGGTAGTTATTGGCTACCTCTCTTCTTTTTTTGTCCACAGCAGACGTGCATTACGGGTCTGACAGGCTCCGAAAAGTTGCGTCAATTACCCGTTTTATCATTGACAAGTCCACTTGAGTGGAGCTATACTTCGTTTGTAAGTTGATTGAGTGACTTACAAACACAGAAAGGACAAAAACAATGACAAAAATTTTGATTGAAACTGGATCAGAGAGCCACACAACCTCAAGTGCAAGCGTTGTATCCAAATTTGTTGGAGGTGAACATGACGGGAAGAGGATGTTTGAAGTGAAGCAATTCATTGTAAGTACCCGATGGTATGATAGCAATGACAAAAGTAAAACTTGGGTCGAGACAATCTTCGACCTTCCCGATGGCACGCGCTTTGAGATCATAGGGAGAGGACGCACAGGCGCTAGAGGAGTTGATAAATCCGAATTCCACCAGATCTTTGAGGTCGACTCCTCACAGGAGGTCCTTGAGACCACTGTCAACGTGGGGCTCAGACAAACGGACCTCAAAGGCCGTGTACGCCTTGTGAGCAACGTCTTGGCCGCAAAGGCAAGGGCCTCTGAGAAGGCAAGAACAGAGGGATTTTAATGGAGCACCCAGTAGCCTCGTATGCGATTGAGTACAACATACCTCATAACGTACTCAATAACGCCATACGAGACTACATGAGAGGCAAATCATGGGGATTGAAAGCTCACAAGTCCCCATGGGGCAGAATGTACGCAGTTGAGCAAATCGATTTTGACGCATGGTACACACAGTACCAGCAAAATAGGCAAAAGAGAAAGGTCAAAACAATGACAAAAATTGTTAACATGACACCACACACTATTACCATTGTTGACTCTGATAATCAGATTATTCGTGAGTATCCTAGTGCAGGAGTTGCACGAGTATCCACAACATCGGAAATCACAGGGGAAATTGATGGCATCCCCGTCGTAAAAACAAGCTTCGGGGAAGTCGTTGGACTTCCTGAGCCTGATGGAGAGTCCATCTACATCGTATCCATGCCTGTGAGTCAAGCGACAAAAGGCCGCACCGACATCATCGGACCAGATACAGGCCCAACGGCCTATCGCATCGACGGCAAGATTATCGGGGTTAGGCAATTCGCAAGGTATTAGTTCAGTTGGTTAGTTTCTGCCGGTTGCTCTGTAATCGGCAGGCGCGAGCCAATTGTAGGCTTGATAGCAAGAAAGGCAACAACAATGGGTTGGATACAAGCAGGTATGTTTAAAGGCGACGAGGAGGAGAAGCGTAATCGTTTCGTCTCCTCTCTAAAAGCCTCTTGCAGAAATGCCAGGGTGAAAGTAGGAGAAGAGGTTTTTGATGGTTTGGATGTGGTTAGAGGGGTGAGGTACGTCAAAGCGTACGGTGAAAGTTGGGAGAGGAAGTCGGGGATTGTGGTCATTGACGGCCAGGAATTCCCCGTATGGCAGGACGAAAAGTGGTCTCATTGGGAATTAGATCCCGATGGGATGAAAACTAGGGAAATGGATGCTAAGAGCAATTTCCGTTATAAAATATAGTTCCCTTTCGGTTGGTTCTTGCTAAGTTTTCGGGCTTGGCAAGTGCGAGTCGAGTGGGCTCGATTAATTGAAGAAAGAAAAGGCACAAAATGCCACAATACATTGTTCATGCAGAAGTCACCGACATGTCGGAATATGATGTTTTTTGGAATGTCGTTTCCGTTATGTCAGGTTCGTCTATAGAAGAGATCCAAAATGAAGTCCGATCTCAATTGAGATATGATTTCTCTGATCATCCATCAGGTAATAGGTTTGAATGCTCATTCTCTGTGAGAGAAGTCCCATCTGTCTCTCTAAGATTAGATGGTATGTTTATGGATCTTCGCGAGCATGATGAGAGGTTCGTCATCGATTAGTCCCGTTTGTCGGCCCTGCTCACCGCTTCGGTGGTGATCAGGAGCGGCCAAATCGGTCGAATAGCAAGAAAGAGGAAACAACAAATGCCACAATCAATTAAAGCAATTATCGATGAGTTCCGTAAATCAAGTATCCTCGTAAAAGGTGAGACATTCGAGGAGCAGGTGAGGTACGGTGTCATGATGAATTTAGTTCAGCTGAGCAACAAATGCACTGTTCATCAGTTGAAAGCAGAAGCGGAGGGGCATCTCGCTGCTAAACAGCGTAGTCTTGGTAGGACTGAAGACCTCTACCAAGACTACCTTGAGCACAGCAAGAGCAGATATTTCAAGGCCGAAAGGGACATCAAAGAGCACCTAGACGCTATGAGGGCACTGTTCTATGTTCCAGGCACGCCTGGATACCATAGTGGATATTATCGTTTCTATGGATCAGAAGAAAAGAGTCAAGTGAGTCGGAGTAGTGGTCGGCCCGATTCTTTTATCCACGCGGATAAACTGTCCACTGTGGAGGAGGCATATCAATTCCGCAAAGTGTACCTTCCACTATACATCAAAATCTTGCAGGATATCCTGCAAGATGCCTAAAGGGCATGGGTATCCAGAAAGGACGTTTGATGAAAGATACTAACAAAGACACAAAAAAAGAGCCTCTCACTGAAGTGCAAGAAGTAACGCAGTCTATCTGCGGAAAAGGTATCACGTTCTACGCGTCTGACAAGTGCGCGTATTGCAACAATTACAGTGGATATGGAAATCCATTCTGTGAATCCTGTTGGGTGCAGCAGGCCGAATTAAACGAATTCGGATCACATTAGCACAGTGGGGCAGCAATGCCTCTTCAGGAGGATATTATGTTTAACCCAGAGATTAGTAACATGAACAGAGGGTCGGGGGGAGAGGAGAGGAGAAAAGTATTTAATCCACTTCCATCCGATGTGGACCCGATCGAACCTATATACGTTCGTCTTGAGGCAGGATATGAGGCCCCGCTGCTTACTCGTAGAGTACATGTGGAGGATCTCATTGAGGCACTTGGCGATCTCCTCATGACCAATGCCACCGATGAGGAGGCACGCTATCAATCTGAAAAGTGGGACATAGTGGCCAGATGCTTCAAAGCGGAATGGGACATGGCGGACCCGTCCTATGTTCGCTTGGTTCAGAATAAGGCTATTAACGGTCCCACAAACTATAGCGGTAATTCCGGTTACGATGAGGCGGCGTTTTGGGTCCTGGGTAAGGACCTGGAACAAGTGTACAACGTACTTGCAGGAGCAAAAATATTCCTCAAAGTTGGGGAATATACTTGGGTACCCACAGGGAAAGGTTCAAATAATGCAAGCAAAAGTTTGTGATTGCGCGTTTAACGGAAACGAGCAAAATTACCGCATATTAATTGCGGACGGTCCTAGGGATCCCTATCCACAAGAAGGGAATATCCATTTCGTCGATCCTGATCCCTCCGCTTCGAAAGAAGAGAAGCTGAGGAGCGGCTTGCGTCAACTCGGCGCAATATCCGATTTGATTGGCGGAAAGCAAGCCGAAAAAATTGCCTCTCTGAATATTGAGGATATCCAAGAGGTACATTGCCCCAACAACAGTGTACGCCAATGCCATTGCATTGTTGCATTGGATAAAAAAGTGATCAAAGCCGTAGAAAAACGGCTGAAAGATGCTGGGTACAGCATAAAATAGGAGGATCCATGCAGTAGCAATTGCCCTAAAGAGCCTCTCTAGCTGACCGCTAGAGAGGCTCTTTTCTTATGCTCAAAAATCATAGCAATGTTGACAAGTTGCTACAAGTGTGGTATAGTTGCTGTATACCAAGATACAAAAGGAGAAAAACAAGTGATAGGACAAGAGCACAAGAGAGTTGATCATGGCGTTATTGTTCGCTATGAGGTATTTGTTGATAACAACACGTATATTGTTGAATTATTTAGAGGACGTGTGACATGCAGTGTGTGCATGTCACAATACTGCAAGCACGCTCAAATTGCAGAGAAGGAAGAGCATCAATATCTTGAAGCAAAGAAACGTTCAAATCAAGTAGCAAGCTGTATCCTATGCGGACGTTTAGCAAAGAAATTTTGTGGAGTGGCAATTTGCGCCACATGCACGAATTAAAGGAGTATCATGACAAAAGCTAAAGCACCCCCCTTGCAAGGGGTGGTGTGGCCTTTGGAGCCGTTCTTTGTGGCCACGATGCCATTACCGCCAAGTGTGAACAAATCGTTCAACATTAGGAGTATGGTGACAAAGCAGGGAAAACATGCACATGCGATTATGGGCACGGAAGCCTTAATTAATTTCAAGGAAGAGGCTCATTATCAGTTGATGAATATCAAAAGGAATGATGCTGTTATTGAAGCAATTAAGGCAAGTAAGGTCAAAATCCCCCTTGCATGGCATTTGATCTTCTATTTTGATACACTGTGGAGGAGAGATGCATCAGGTGCAATAAAAGCAGCAGAGGATGCAGCATTTGATGAAATAGGAATAAATGATAATCGCGTTGTTCGTTTTAGTGGAGAGAAATACGCGGACAGAGATAATCCTAGATGTGAGATTGCAATAAGCGTATGCATAGACAGGATAGGCAAATGAGCGATTTTCTCCTAAAGACGCATCTAGAGGCAATGGTGCCACTGGCGATACAGGCAATTCGTGACAGTGGCGGTATAACAGACGAGCATATTAACCGTGCACGTAAGATCGCATGGGAGATTGCTGAGCATGGGGATATTATTCTCTACAAATCGGACAAGAAGGGAGAGACGGCTAAGAGGATAAATCAGCTGGTAGAGGGACTGGCAATCCTCAGTTTTTGTCCTGGGGGAGTGACTTTCATGGGATTGCATTTCTCATCGGAGAGAGAGATACTATAGCAACGTATCATCAAGTTGCTATATGGGTTTAGATACAAAAATAAAACCCGCCTCTAGACCGACAAATCTGAGCGGGTTTTATTTTTCAAGAAAAGGATTTTAAGACAGATGACTACTGATAGATCAAATCATACCATAAGTGACCAGGATTGTCAACAATTGGCACGTGAGGCAATTGAATATCTCAGAAGAGGCGAATTAGTGCCAAGACCAGGGGAATACGGAGAGTGGACAAGCGCACTAGAGCATCATGAGAATTGGGTTAAGAAAGCAAAAAAGATAACTCCTGAATTCCTTGAGAAGATGGCATATGCTATCAAGAATGATCCAGCACTCAAGGATCTCATTGAAGAGGAGGAAGATGATGGTACCCAAGTAAACGAAAAGCAATTTGAATTACCCGAGCAGGTAAAGATACCTGCAACTTTCAAGCTTGAAGATCATGAGGCGTACAGAATTGCGCAAATGTACGTAGAACACAGTAAGAAAGTATCAAAGGAGGGATATGAGGATTTCCACCCTGCAAGCTTCCTTTTCCTTCTATCGTCAATAGCCGCACGTAGGATCTACCTGCACATGGCAAATAAGAAGCTATACACTAATCTTAGAATTGTGCTATGTGCCGGTTCTACTGACTACGCAAAAAGTACAACGGCCAGCGTTGCGATAACAATGATGAGAGAGAGCTTGGGATTAGATCATTTGCTTATTCGCACAAAAGAGGTAACACCTGAAAAGCTCATATCTAATATGCTTGGCAGGAAAATATCAGTAGAGGAATGGGATGCAATGAGGCAAGATGAGACACATGACGAAAAAGAGAGCTACAGGAGAGAAAGAGCATGGTCAGCTCAGAAAAGCATGTATTGGGATGAGTACGGGCATGTTTTGAAAAACATGAGCAAAGAGCATTCCAATACATCAGGATACATTCAATTCCTTTTACAGATAGATGATTGCAGTGAGCCAATTGGGAAGGATACCCAGGCAAGGAAAGAGGAATATGTAGAAAAACCTTATTTGCCAATGTTGTGCTCCATAGTGCCAAGAAACCTTAAAAGCATTGCTAAGACAGGTTCGGATTTCTGGGGGGATGGGCAATCAGGTAGAAACAATTATGCTTGCGCACCTGACAATACCTACATTGATGACTGCGCTGACCTTGAGCGCATACCAGCGCCTCCTGAGCTGGTCAAGATACTGCGTCAATGGCATGAGTCACTGGGGTTCCCAGAGGTAGACGTGAGGGTAAAGGAGAGGCAGAATGACGATAGCAAAAAAGGAGAGCCTAAAATTGATGAAATAATGGAGGTAGAATTCATCAATCCTCTCCCAGAATATCTCTGTAAAGTCGACCGCGCCGCCTATGAACAGTACAAGGCATACAGATCAGCCCTAAAGGTCATATCCCATGCAGAGTGGTTCCCTGTTGATCTGAGGACGAACTACGGACGCCTTTCCACTCTTCATTTGAGAATTGCAATTCTCTTTGCCAGTGTGGAGAACAGAAACGGCAATCCTAAAGAGACAACCATATCTCTCGATCATATGTATCTCGCTCAGTACTTTGTCGAGATATTCAGGAGTGGCGTTCTTAAGTTCTATCAACAGGCAACTGGCTTTAAAACAGCCAAATCGCAAGAAGAAAGTGAAATCGTGACACTTCTGAGAACAGCCTCCAAGCAAGCAAAACAGTCTGACAATGAAAAACAAGCATGGCTATCCGTTGCTCAGATACGTAGACGCTTGCATGAGAAATATAGCACAGAGGAGATAAGTAAAGCTCTCAAGCCACTTGAGGGCACTGTAGTTGTTTGGGAACCGGCAAAGAGAGCAGACTCCGCTGGCTCGTATCGCATCAAAGATTAAGGACAAAAGAAATGGACACACGAGAGAAACAATCCAAGGAAAGACAAAGATCAATATATCTGAACTTGTATGAGCGTGAAAAGGAACGCATGTCCGCTAAAAACAGGGAAATCGTAGAGATAGCCGCATCCCGTAGATATCTTGTTCTACCAAAGAGCAAAATAGCAGCGCAAACCGTCAAACCTGTCTATATCCACTACTGCTATGCTCATGGGTACCCAGAACTTATTATCGGGCCCGCTTACAACAAGCACAATGTTCACATTGAATTATACCTTGATCCTTTATACATGGATTACAGGTTAAATCTCAAAGATGAAACGTTTTGCCTGATGATGCTTCTTTGTCATGAATGGTCTACCAGCAATGGCCATATACATTTTAAAGTCGTATCAAATGACAATGCAGAAGAAGTAGCACGTCAACTACTGGCATTTTGTGAAAGAAGCGCCGCAAAGTATTTATAGATAAATACTGCAAAACAGGGTAGGAGCACACATCCTACCCTGTTTTTTTTGTCCATTTTTAGCCTGTGCATGTCTATGCAGCTTCAATGCACGTCAAAAATCATACCTAAACCCGCTTCACAGGCTGGTCCACAGTCAAGACTTGCACACCTACACAACTTGCACCTGGTATTACAGAAAAAGAAACTAATGTTAACATTTCACCATGCAAGGGGGCATATGTATATTGTACAGTATTGTAATAACATTATGTTGTACATACAACCTTTAGAGTATAGTAGAGAATAATACTCAATATAACAATTTGCTATATTATATATTATATATAGAATAGTAGTAGTACTATAGTACTATACGCATACATATAGTGTAATGTTACTATTAAAAAGTACACATTAAAATATTCACATTGGTTTCTTTTTCTGTAATACTGATGCAAGTCATGCAAGTGTGCTAGTTCTAATTTTGATTGGCTTGTATCCTGGTCTCAAGCCTATTTTATAGTTGCTTTTTAGAACATGCAGGTGTGTGCAGGTCTATTTTATGCTGAATATTTGTTCTATTCAGGGGCTAAATGTTACACAAGAACAACCAACTACCCCCCCCTGCTTGGGGAAAGCTTGTAGCAATTTGTGGCCATGTTGACTTAAGTGTTGACTTGTTGCTACAAGTGTGGTATAGTTGCTGTATAAAGTTGAATAGTAGACCAGAGGAAAGCACATGTTAGCATACGAAGATTTCTTACAGTCAAAAAGCGTAATATTGCAGTCGAGTGGGATTGAGGTCCCACTCACATTGATACATGATCGGTTGTTTCCATTCCAGAAGGCATTAGTTCAGTGGGCGCTCAGAAAGGGAAGAGCGGCACTATTCGCCAATACAGGTTTAGGGAAGACAAACTGTCAATTGGAATTTGCCAGGCTTACTGGGGAACGATCACTCATCATCGCTCCGCTGTCCGTAGCCCGCCAAACAGTCTCTGAGGCGCTAAAAATCGGTATCACGGCCCACTACACGCGTTCAAGGAATGATTTGATCGATGGCATCAATATCACCAACTACGAGATGATTTCTCATTTCAATCCCGATGACTTTGGAACTGTTGTTCTAGACGAGTCTTCAATCCTCAAGAGCCTTACAGGCGCAATACGCACCAAGCTCATAGAGATGTTTAGGAGTACGCCGTATCGTTTGTGCTGCACAGCTACCCCTGCACCAAATGATCACACGGAAATAGGGCAGCATGCTGAATTCCTTGGCATCATGACCAGGGGAGAGATGCTCAGCATGTTCTTTGTCCACGATAGTCGGAATGGATCTGGGGACGGCTGGAGACTCAAAGGACATGCTCAGGACGCCTTTTACAAGTGGCTTGCTAGCTGGTCTATGTCCGTGCAGTTGCCATCCAATATTGGAAACTATTCCGATGAAGGCTACATTCTTCCTCCGCTTAACGTCCACAAGGTCGTTACGGCCTCCGACTACGTGCCCGAAGGTCAACTATTCTTTGCAGGCTTGAAGGGCATCGTAGAGCGTTCACAGGCCCGTAAGGGCACCATTGAGGAGCGTGTGCAAGCCGCCATTGAGATTGTGAAGTCAAGTGACGAACAATGGGTGATCTGGTGTGGGATGAACGATGAGTCATCCCTCCTTGCAAGGGGTATTACCGATAGTATGGAGATTTGCGGATCCGACAAGCCTGACAAGAAGATCTGGGCAATCGAGAGATTTCAGGACGGCAAAATACGCGTCCTGATCACAAAAGCAAAGATTGCAGGTTCAGGCATTAATCTCCAGAATTGTCACAATATGATCTTTGTCGGGCTAAATGACTCATTTGAGTTATACTACCAAGCAGTGCGTAGATGTTATCGTTTCGGACAAGATCATCCTGTAAATGTGTATATTGTATTATCGGAAATTGAGGAAGAGATCTTTCAGAACGTCATAGAGAAAGAGAAAGAAGCAACAAAAATGAACGATCAACTGATCAAGCATGTGACACAGTTTGAGCGCGATGAAATCGAAAACGTAGAGCAGAAACCAGAATATACAGAAAAGACTATTCGAGATGAAAACTACACCTTGATGCTAGGAGACTCCTGTGAACGGCTTGCAGAGGTTGCAGATGCATCAGTCGACTTATCGGTCTTTTCACCTCCATTTTCCAGTTTATACACGTATTCTGCTACAGAGCGTGATTTAGGCAATTGCAAAAGCGAGGGACAATTCTACGAGCACTTTTACTACATTATTGACCACTTACTTAGAGTAACAAAGCAAGGTAGGAACGTATGTGTTCATGTTCAGCAGCTAGCTGCAAGCCTCGTTCATGATGGTTTTATTGGCCTGAAGGACTTTCGAGGTGAGGTAGTTAGAGCATTTGTGGATAGAGGCTTTGTTTATCATGGAGAAGTGGTAATTGATAAGGACCCACAGGTTCAAGCTGTTAGAACAAAAGCAAAAGGCCTCATGTTTATTCAGCTGCATAAGGACAGTTCTTGGTCCCGCCCAGGGCTTGCAGACTATATTCTCCTATTCAGGAAGCCAGGAACCAATGCAGTCCCAATCCTTCCAGATGTCACCAACGAAGAATGGATACAGTGGGCTCGTCCCATCTGGTATGACATCAAGGAAACGGAAACGCTCAACACAAAAGTTGCAAAAGAGGAAAAAGATGAAAAGCATGTATGTCCTCTTCAATTAGGCGTTATTGAGAGATGCATCAGGCTATGGAGCAATCCAGGCGAAACGGTCCTTAGTCCTTTTATGGGTATCGGGTCGGAAGGACATGTATCAATGCAGCAAAATAGGAAATTTGTAGGAATAGAGCTTAAGCCAAGTTACTTTAAAACAGCGTGCAAGAACATTGAGAATGCTCTTAGTGCACGGACGCAAACAACGTTGTGGGACTTCTGTGAAGAGGAGATCGCAATTTAATGCCAGAACAGCCAATCATTCCTCCTGATCAGGTTGGCGCGAAACGATCGCATAGAGGAGGAAACAATCAAAAGTATTTTCTTGATGACAGGGGAAGAAAATACATCATGGAACTGTACGACGGCTCCAAGCACCGTACAGATATGCTTCAAAGGTACCTACCAGGGGTGCCTAGACGCGTGATACAGCGATGGGCACGGGAGCTTGGCAAGGTCTGCCCACGCTCATCCTGGTCCCCTCAACAAGAAAAATTGTTGAGGGATAACTTTAATAGACTATCCATGCGTAAGCTGCAAAAGTTGATACGCAAACACTCGACATCCATCAAATCAAAAATAGCTCAATTGGGACTGGAAAGAGAGGAAAAGGCAGAGTATTATAATGCGTCTCAATTGGGAGACGCATTGGGCATTAAGCATGATAAGGTAATCTCGTGGATTAAAAAAGGTTGGCTCAGGGCTACGAAGAGAGACACAGCTTTTAATCACGACGTGTGGCAGATAAGCTTGAGCGCAATTAGGACTTTTATCTTTGAGCACCCAAACCAGTTAGATCCTCATCGATTTGATTGGTTATGGGTTGTTGATGTGCTGGCGGGTGATATTGGAATGGGAGAACTAGGGCCTCAGAGGAAAGGCGAAAGCGTCTAGCGCGAAGGGGATTGCATGCACGGGCAGTCCTCTTTTTTATAGCAACTTATAGATAGATATTGACAAGTTGCTGTGTGTGGTTTATAATAACTTGCAGAAAGGAGTTTTCAAATGAGGACGAAAGGACCCAAGCAAGAATACTATCAGTTGTCTGTTCGCTTTTCTCCAGAACGAGGGAGATTAATCCAAGATCTAGCCAACAAACATGGCCGATCATTTAGTAAAGAAGTTGTTCAGTTAGTTGAGGAGCAGCTATTGCTTCTAGAAGAAAAAGGAGTTGTTTACAGCAACTCCTTACAGGAAAGGTTATAAATGTCAAACCATAACAACCATCAGTTTACCACAAATTTAATCGCTTTCCAATCATCACCTTTTGATGCTATTCGCAAGGTGGATGAAAACAGTCAAGAATACTGGAGCGCAAGAGACCTGCAATCCCCACTGGGATACGCCAAGTGGCAAAATTTTGAAGAGGTCATCGACAAAGGTAAGATCTCTTGCAAAAATAATGGACACAATCCAGATGATCACTTTACTGGCGTCAGTAACCCAATAAAAAGTGGAAAAGGAGGAATACAATATATTCAGGATTGCCATCTCTCTCGTTTGGCTTGCTACTTCACGGCGATGAATGGAGATCCTCGAAAACCTGAGATAGCTGCTGCTCAGGGATACTTTGTGGTGAGCACAATGGAAAATGAGACAACAAAGCCAAGGCCACAAGAGCTAGCAGATCTAAGAACCATGTTCACAGTCTTACAACGTCAAATCACAGAGTCGACTCAGCTGTCACCAGCGGAACAGGCAATTAAAGACTGCCTTATGTATACAGGCCTAAAGCTCACGGCAGGTGAAATAAAGATTAACTGTATGTCTTTAGAGGTAAAGCGTTTGCTTATAACCGTGATGGATAAGCTTTGTGATGATATGGCACTCAGAAATACCATCCGTAGGCAAAACCCAATTGGCAACCAGACCGCACCAAGATTTTTCTTTTAAGCGGCATAATCGTCCTATCCCCATTGCAAGGTGCGTGCAATGGGGATTTTTCATAGCAACTTTGCAACATGTTGATTTAAGTGTTGACTTGTTGCTATATGCATGGTATAATCCTTATAGGAAATAAAAAATATCAGTCGAAAGGACAAACCAAAATGACAAACCAAATGACACCCGAAGTCGCACAGATCATCATAGGCGTTGACCAGGAAGTCACACGCCGCATGGCCCTTAAGACAGTCACAGCACCGCCTTCATTTGACGCGCTGTTTGCGGAGCTGTCTGAGTGGCAAAGCGATGCCGAAAAGGCTCAGACGATCATGGAACGAAACGGTTTAGACGGCCTGGAACTTGGGGATGATCCCGATTTCCAGAGCACGGATAGAACGACCGTTTATCACATAATCCATCTTCTGCTGTCTAGAGGGTGGACGTTCAAAAGGGTAGGGGAGTGGTGCACAGGTGCAAAATGGCACTGCTCATTCACATTGAATGGACAAACCGTAAGGTAAAGAGTAAAGAAAGGGCTCAAACCAGTGATGACTTTAAAAGAGGCAAGAGAAGCGAAGAATATAACACAGGCGCATTTGTCGTCTGTGTTAAGGCTCTCCATACGATGCATTAGCCGTATGGAGAATGGATACAAGGTAAATAAGTGCAATTTTCTTAATGTCTGTGAGAAGATTGGAATAGATCCAGACGAAATAACAGGCGTGAATATTGCACGTCAGAAGGTAAAGAACAATGCCAGTAGTTAGCGCGTTATATGATATCAAGAGCCTCATTGAGCGTTACGCCAATATCGACTGTGTAGGTCGTCCCTGCAATGTTCGTGGCGTGACCGAGTACCATTCGAACTGTCCATGGTGCGGAGGAACCGATCGCTTTGTCACGAGGCCAGAGACAGGCCAATTCTCATGCGCCATCCGCTCCTCTGGGTGTGGGCGGACAGGGGACGGTATCGATTTCTTGAAGGATTATATGCACATGACACATGCGGAAGCCCGTGAAGTCTTGGGGCTTGAACAAAATGCTGACTTTATCCCGTCAAGCCCGTCCCGTGCGGAAAGGAACGGCAAAGAGAGCCCACCCCCTACAAGGTGGCAAGAGACAGGCAGTATCATGGTCAAGCATGCAGAGGCAGCTCTGTGGAGCCCTGTAGGGCTCCCAATGCTGGATTACTTGCGAGGCAGGGGGCTTAGGGATGAGGCAATTAAAAAACACCGACTGGGGTACATTCCCCTGCAATCCGACGGGCGCTTCTACCAGTCATCATTCGAGACGTGGGGACTCACCCCTGACATGCTGTCAGCCGATCAGATTGCCAAGGGGTGCGTACGGGTGCCCAATGGCATTCTCATTCCATGGTTTGAAGGGGACGTGCTGTGGAGGCTCTCACTTGAGCGACCTGGGGATACACCTAAGAAAACCCAGGTTCTGGGATCAAAAGACGGGCTTTACAATGTGTCTTCGATCGATATGGATAAGCCGGTTATGCTGGTAGAGAGTGTTTTTTGCGCTCTCTCTGTAGAACAAGAGGCGGGGGATCTAATCAATTGCGTGGCCACAGGATCGACCACGCAGGCCCGTCTGAGCAGATGGTGGTCTGATCTATCATTTGCCTCATTCATGCTTCAAGCATTTGATGAAGACACGCCTCTTCGCTTGATACATATTCCTGATGACAAACGCGATGCAAATGATCATCGCGGCGCGGGGGATGAAGGAGCTGATTACTGGCTTAAGATGAAAAATAGTATGAGGTGGAGCCCCAATATTGCCAAAGATCCCAACGATATTCTCAACAAGAAGTTCTTTCCCTGGGTGACTGAGGGGTACACAGTAAGAGAGTGGGTGGAAGCGGGCATCATGGCTTTTAATGCTGGTGACTGAGGCAAAAAAAAAAGAGCCGTCTGAATCAGCTCTTTTTTTGAAAACTAAGGTCGCTGTCCAGTAGAACTATAACAGATCATCAGGGGATTGTCCATTGTATGGGCAGTCCTCTTTCTTTATGGCAACTTATAGCTCTCTGTTGACAAGTTGCTATGAGTATGCTATCCTATTAATAACACAAAAAGGAAGGAGGTGATTTTAGTGGAAAGTCCAAAACTAGGCAGACCTTCACAGGATAAAGTGCGAGTAAGCTACTCTATTGACCGGGATGTTTATGATTACATCAAAAGCTTACCGGACGGAGATAGAAGCCGTTTTGTAAGTGCTGCTCTCAAGTTGGCAATAAAAAAGGAGCTGCTTGTAACAGCCCCCTCAGAAAACTAAAAATGTTCGTCGCAATCCGGTGCCAGTGTACACCACTCACCGGATATTCACAACAGAGGTACACGTATGAAAGAGTTAAGAATTGTTGAGTATCGCGGGAAGCGCGTCTTGACCACAGCACAATCTGCTGAATTTCTCGAAACTGAGACTGATCTCATTACACGTAACTTTAACCGCAACAAAGAACATTATGAGATTGGAGAAGACTACTTTGTCCTGGAAGGGAAAGAACTTAAAGATTTTGTGTCGGTCAATATGACCGGTGCAAATTTAAGTAAAATTCGATCACTCTACCTCTGGACAGAGTTTGGAGTTATGCTGCATGTTAAGTCAATCGACACAGCTAAGGCATGGACAGCATATAAGTTAATGCTGCGTGACTACTTTAGATTAGTGAAGGAGGCTCAACAGGAAAAACCAAGGCTCCATGTTTGGACAGAAGAGGCTGAACGTCTCAGGCAGATTAATATGAAAGAGATAAGGCCTGGGTACTTTTCAGTTTCTGCCTTTGTTTTGATGAAATTGATCTACATTAATCTTGGCAACATGACTCCAGATGAACGAGCCAAAATTGATATCAGTTACGGGCAGTTCTTGGCAAGATGGCTGAATGGCGATAGAAGCGGACAATTAAAAGATTGCCTGATCTATCCAGAACATCCGTACGATAAATCAAAAGTCTTGGACATTGGACATGTGGTCAGCTCAGGAGGACGTTACGTCGTGAAACATTATTCGAATGTATATGCAGGAGATTGCAGTAACTTCTGGGAACTTTGGTACACTCCTATCATTATGCCCGTGTACTTTAACGGTAATTTACCCGATGGGATGCCACGCATGATTATGTCAAGAGAGATGAAAGGATAAAGCAATGCCAGACACAAAGTATCGCATTATGTACCCTGGGAGCATTCACTTACCACTTGGATACGTTGTACATGAGTTTAGAAATTGGCACGAAGCTGCCAAGTTCGCAATAACACTGGATGAAACACAAGCAGAATATGAAGTTGATGAACTAAGGAGTGATGGCGATTGGTATAACGTATACATGCATGACATAATGGAATACCTAGACGAGGAGGAATAACAAGATGATTAAAACACAATCCCCCTTGCAAGGCGGTGTTATCACGTTTCACGAGCTTCCTGGTGAAATGAGGCAATTCGTTCTGGAAGAGTACAAATCAAAGGGACTAGTACCATCGTCTAGATCCCCCAAACCGTCTCACAAGTGCTACATTTGCAAAAACGACAAGACAAGGCGTTGGATATGGGCGTCTCTATCAGGAGGTTGGATGTGCCTGGGGTGCCTCTCACCCAGTGACTGGACATCCAAGCCCCGACCTAGCGTTAACATTTGGTAAGCAAATAACATTTGCGTGGCAAGATTGTGACGAAAGTTTGTTGCAATCTTGCCATATTTTTGTTAGAATTACTGTGTGTTGCGACATGTTGTCGTGTAAAAACACAAACGAAAGTACGGGGAGGACAATCATGAACAAGCCAGAAAAACCAGAAAAAGGGGTACGGATTGTTGACGGTATCCGGTACCTCAATATGACCAAGGCGGCATCCGATTTAGGATACAGCCCGATGGGATGGAGAAAACTAAGAGACTCTCTTGTTAGGCGAGGAAAACTCGTCCTATGGACGTTTAATGCAGATCCTAAAGCTGTATACATTTTAGAGGAAGATCTGCACCAATTGCGAATGGCACCTACTAAGATCACAAGCTTGGATCAGCTCAAAAAAATTGAGGAGGACAATGCCTCCCCTGAACTTAACGGATGTGAAATCTCCTAAGCGTTTCAGGATGATTAACAATATGCCGTAGATGACCAATTTGCCCACTGGAAAGATTAAAATCTCTTTCCAGTGGGTACACTTTGTTTATCTCTGAAATAGGCATATTGTTTATTGCGTATCTAAATACAGCGAATTGTTCCTTGTTGAAATTAATCTCTTGTAATGGGTGTAAGAGATATTGATCATCAATGGAAATTGAAAACGATGGAATGCCATCGGCGCTTGTGGTGCCCATTGTAAGCGAATGATCTGAATGCAGCTTGAATGCATAAGAATATTCGAATTCACGGCAATGGACATGCGGAGCTGAAATGGAGGACGTATCGGTATCTTTTATTTGAGTCATCTTTGATCTCTTTCAAAAATAAAGGGGGGGGGAGAATAAAAGCGGAACCATTCCAAGTATAGATAGTGTCCACGGCATGTGTCAATGATGTGGACACTATCTATACGCGACTGGACAGGATTAAGCTCCAACTGCTTGCTTGGCTTCTTTGCGGGCCTGCTTGGCAAGTTTGACTGAAGCTTTATGAGCGTCAATCAACTTAGACGCTTGCCCTGCCGTTATACCTCTTGGGACAGGAATATCTTGCCAATACATCAATTGCAGCTGCGCCTCTGATGCTGGTCTCTTTCTCCATTCGGCGTTAAGATCCACGAGATGGGTGCTCTCATTCGGATCATCCAGTATTTTGGACGCTTCCCGTTCCGCTTCTCCCCTTGCAAGGGGAAGAGGGAGAGGCTCGTCTGCCCACATCTGCCTTGCACCGTTTTCATGCGCAAGTTTTGCTACCACGTAATAAAGCTCTGGATTGCTTTTTGAAGGCATTAGCGCTATTTTATGCTTTGCTCGGCCTACCTCCATAACATGCACTCCATGCTCATTTATACTCCAATTAAATCTATCAAATAGGTCTACAGGTTTATCCTTCAATCTCTTTTCTTTAAGAATACGAACCTGTATTTCTTTTTCTTCCTTCTCTTCCCTCTCAAGGAGGGACAGCATATCTTCCCCATTGCGCATATTTTCTATGCCAATTGCACGTTTAAGATTTTGAGGATACATCTTATGCTTTGTGCAATTATCGGTTATATCAAGCATTAAGCACTCCTGCTTACCAGGAGATAAACGAAGTCCTCGACCACACATTTGTATATATAATCCTCTAGATTGTGTAGGCCGCGCCATAATGATACATTCGCACTCTGGAGAGTCCCATCCTTCAGTAAGCACCATAACAGAGCAGAGGACTTTGACATCACCGGATTTAAAAGCTGCATAGATCCTGGCTCGCTCCTCTAGAGGAGTTGACCCTTTGATCACAGCAGACTCTATACCTGACTCATTGAATGCACTGGACATCATCTCTGCATGCTCTACGGACACGCAGAAGCATGCAGCTTGCTTCTCACTGGCATATTCCTTATATTTAGATACGATCAACTGATTGCGTTCTGGTACGTTCACAGCCCTATCCAGCTCGACTTCGTTGAAGTCACCCATCGATTTGCGCACGTTGTCGATATTGATGTGTGTCTGGATAGCTATTGCCCTGAAGTTGCAGAGGTAGCCATTTTTTACCATAGTCTGGATATCAATCTCATAGAGAGGTTTACGGCCTCTCAGTATATCCTTCTTGTCTAGCCGCTCTGGTGTAGCCGTTACCCCCAGAACAAATGCGTCTGGTAGAGACTCTAATACCTTTTTGTACGATGGCGATTGAGTGTGATGTGCCTCATCTACTATAATGAGGCCATACCCGATGTTTTGCATCTTTTCAATATGCTTGTCTCTGCATATTGTTTGGATACTGGCAACCGTAACCTCACCCCCATATTCACAGCTACCAGCTCCCACCTTGCCTATGATGGCACTGGGATTGATCAGCCGGTACTTGTCCGATGCTTGTTGCAATAATTCATCTCTATGCGCTATTATCAGCACATTAATATTGTGCTCTTTTTGCAGTTGATGTATTATGTGGCTGAAGCATACAGTTTTGCCGCTGCCTGTCGGCATTACAGCTATTTCGTACTTACTTTCACACGCTTTATACGCATTAATAACACGATTAACACATTCTTCCTGATACGGCCTCAATTCTAGCATCTATCTTTCTCCTTTCTTTACTTTTCCACTGGATTGTCAATTGCCAATAAGTCCAACTCCCTCACGAAAACAGATCGCCCGCTAGACCCGAATTTCCACTTCTGGATGTGATGTATCCGACACCGATTTCTCCATCCTTGTGGACTGATTTTGTAGTATTCGGCGCACGCTTCCATATTAAAATAGCGCTCTCCATTGATTTCCTTGATCTGTGATGCCATTGTTTCTCTCCTTCTTTGCTCAAATGAGCTTGTTTGATACAGCAAGTATAGCACATATATGGCAACATTGCAACAATCTATGAAAAATGACCAGTTTTATGGCAACTTGAAAACTCATTGATTTAAGTGTTGACAAGTTGCTACAAGCGTGGTATTCTTTCTGTAGTTGAGAGTGCGTAACGCAAATTTCCTGAGACGGTACGCACCCAATGATTTTAGAAGTCCTACCAAAGAGTAGGCATGAATGAAAGAAGGTTTTACACAATGGCATTTAACGTAATTGATTTAATGGACCAACAGAGCGTAGAAGGCGCAAGATCTACAGTTCCATTCTTTTTCAGGCTGGGAGATACCCAGAGGGCATCAATTCGGCCCCTCCTCAACCTCGACGGTGCTTGCGAGGTTTGGTTCCACAAGATCTACAATCCCCAAGGCAAGTTTTATGTGGAGTCTACTTGTGCCCGCGTGATTGGTAAAAAATGCCAATTATGTGAAGATGCATTGCGTGCGTCGGACAGAAAAGCAAAAAAGGACATGTCCGCTAAGCAGATGTTCATGCTTCCAGTGTGGTTGTATAACATCAAAACCAAGAAAATTGAGGATGGCATGGCTGTCCTTGATGAGAACGATAATCCCGTTTTCGAAGATCTAACATACACTAATAAGGAAACAGGCGAAAAGAAGCTTGTATCTGGTGTACGCGTATTGCAGCTCATGTTCAAAGAGTCAAGTTTTGCAAAAATTGCGGATACATTTAAAGCCATGTACAAGGCTGGTAACAGTATTGCAGATCGTGATTTCTTGATTGAACGTCATGGGAGCGGCACAGATACCTCCTATGAGCCTTCCAAGCGCAATCCAAGTCCATTTACCGTAAAACCTGATTTTGATGTTACTGAGGAGTGGGTAAAACAATCCTGTATTAACAATTATCCTCCTCAAGTGGTCTCTGAAGGTTACCGTGCAAGGGGGACATCTGACACTGCAATCGTACAAGGCGTAAAAAATGCACATGATGACATTGACTCCATTGCAGATTTTTAAAGCGTTCTAATTAGTTAAGAGGCATCTTCGGGTGCCTCTTTTTCGCATAAGGAGAAGGATGAACACACGAACAGTAGCTCAATTATTCAAGCTTGACATCGAGGAGATGTTCGATAAGTGGGAGGCAAGCAAGCCCCTTCGCACGGGCATGCCCCACGCATCAGCTATATTGGCCCCAGAGAGTGCCTACTGCCTGCGAGCATTGATACTTGCAGCACAGTACCCAGAGCAAGCTGAAAGACCTCCTATCAAGCCCTGGTCGACCACGGCTAACCAAATCTTTCTCAACGGCTGGGTACTTCACGAGAAATACCAGGATTTAATGCAAAAATTTGGAAGCGTAGTAGAGGTAGAAAAGTCTCACTATGACGAAACAAGACTTTTGCATTTCACGCCCGATGCCATTGTAGAGCACGCTGGTGAGCGTATGGTAGTCGAGATCAAAGGCTACAAGCAAGAGACATTTGACAAACTAGAGGAGGACAGTGATCCTCCTGATGCGGCATGGAAACAGTGCAATCTGTATATGCACTTGCTAGAGTTGCGATTTGGGCTTATACTGGTAGAGAACAAGAACACGCAAGAGATGAAATGTTGGTGTGTCGAGTTCAATCGGGAAATGGTGCAACCCTACTTGGACAGGATTTATCAGTTTCGAACGGCGCTTAACGAGGCTGAGAAAGTCATTCCTGCACGGGTATGCAGCTCACAGCGTGACCGTAATGCGGAAAAGTGTATTATGTGTAAATGCTGCTTTAGCAAGAAAGGATAGGAAGTGAGATACAAACAGTTAATTGCGATCATTCAGCTCTTAGAGGCGTGTGGCAAAGAGCCGAATGCTGAGAATATCCAGAAAATAGCGGTATTTCTGGATATAGTGGTCACAATTGCAGAAGTAGAAACGCTTGCTGCAATTGTGAACGCGATGGGAGGAAAGAGGAATGATTAAGAGAAGATTTAAAGCCAAATCGAGGACGGCTCTGGGTATTATTCCTGTAAAGAAGGATAAATACTATCAGAAGTCTCTTGTGCGATCAAAAGAGCAATTTGCTCTGGACAAATACATCATTAAAGAGATTGACATGTGTTCGTTCATCCGTCCTTTCGTGCCAGGCGAAATGGACGGGTTTGAGTTGCCAGAGGAGATAGATGACATCAAATGGGTCTACGTCCTTGCCCCTGGCTCCATGAGCCACGTCAGGGAGCACATGAAGCTACTCCCAACGCATACAGGCGCGATTATGTTTGATATCGTCGAAGGAAAACGGGTTCATGCCCGTATCCTCCTCAACGAAGAACAAAAAGATGCAATTCTTGCATCTGCAAAGGAGGTAATAGTAGGGCAGGTGATAAATGAGTCCTGAAACACTTTACAAGCTCTCCATGCACGGTGGCGATACAAAGGCGTTTCTCCTTTCTCTGCATAAAAGCAACGCAGAGCGACAAATCAAACATACGGAGGCCATCAGCTTGAAAGATATAAGAATGAGCGACATATCTAACATGCCTACGATGTTTATTCCTGCCATATCCCCTAAGATCACAGATAAGCTCATCCAGTGCGGTCCAATCGATGACCGTGGACGCGTCTACATCAAATTGATCAATCTGGAGGCTTTGACGATTGATCTTGCAGATCTAGCTGTTGATCGCTTCTTTGAACGCTTCAATTGTTATCCAGATGAGCTGGTGGCATGCCCAAGCCGCATGGCACGTCTTAACACGTACTACTTTTTCCCCAAGGATCATCTTCCGATACCATTTGTACGCGAATATGCATATCCAATCGATTACGATCTCCTTGCAAGGGGGTATGTATGACGGGTCCTGTATGCTTTGCAGTTGGATCTATTACAGCGATATTCGCTATGGGTTGTTTTCTGACGTATATGCATATGAAATCGTGCGAAAGGTGGTTAAATGACAACCATCCCCCTTGCAAGGGGAGATATGCACGCTTTTATAGTCGTGAGTCATGCAAAAAGGCGCGTGCCATCACTGAAGAGGATGACCTTGAGGGACAGGCACAATCATTGATCAAAAGCATCAATGAAGATTGGGTGAAATAAATGCGTTATTGCATGTATTGTATCCCATCACGAATGACAGATGGCCAGTGCCTATGCGGTGCCGCCATTTGTCAAGATCACAAAGCAGAGTACGGCAGTCTTTGTCCACTCTGTGCACGACTGGGTGAGGACCGCTCTCCAGTTTTTAATCCAAATGAAACAGTTTTACACATCGAAAGGACAAAACCATGTTACTAACAGTTATTGAGGTTGCAAGAGAATTACGTGTAGACAGCACAACCGTACGCCGTTGGATACACAATGGATGCTTAGATGCTCTAGAGCTTCCTCGCATTGGGAAGCGTAAAGCTTACAGGATTGAAGAGGTGGAGCTTGAAAAAATACTGGAAGGGGGAAGCGGATGTTTGAACAGCAAATAGCAAAAGGAGTTGCATTATTGGATGAAAAATGGCCAGGATGGCATGAGCGTATCAATCTAGATACGCTCGACATAGGATCAAGTTGCGATTGCGTCATTGGACAGCTGTATCCTGGGATTGAATTCCCAGGAGTGACTTATGAGTTATTCCCCATCGGGGAGCTGATGCCAAGAGTATACAAGATGCGAGAATGCGGTTTCGCAACTGATTGTCATGGTTTGAGCTATACAGAACGCGATATGCGCTACAAGGATCTTACAGATGAATGGGTAGAATGTATTGCTGGGAGGAGAGCAGACAAATGATATGCATTGAGTCGTTTGTTGGTTCGCAAGGTGAAATGAGCAATTCAGTGGCAATGGCTACTAAAAAGATGCAAGATTGGATAGAAAGCCACGAACAAGATCCAGAGGTTGTAGATATAGAAATCACTTCTATGCACACTCATGCATACGAGGGATATTACATAATAACGGCAGTGATAGAAATTGAGTTAAGCTGATAATCCTTAAGCAAGATGCACTTAGGGCACCCGTTCAATTGGGTGCCCTATTTTTATGCTCAATCTTACTACAATCAAAATCTGTCACCACCCATAGCATCTATCAGCTTCCCCTTGCAAGGTGGTGTGGCGTCCACTACAAAGACATGTGTTCTACTTCAAACACATATTCATTCCGCTCATGTCGCCAAAACAGTTTCCGCTCTTCGTGAGAATGACAACTTTCTGGACAGAGGAAAATTGAAGAAGCGTTTTTTGGATCTCCATTGTGATCCTCGCATCGTCCCCAGTTCCTGCTGAGGATATCATTCGGCAAAATCGAATCGTCGCCTTGCCACTATTGATGCTCAGAAGGAAATCACTCCCACCTATCAAGTTCTGGCCAGAGCAATCAGACGGGCCGTTAATGTTGTAGTGCAACTGCGAAAACAGTCCACGATTGCGTTCTGAAGCCGTAGGGCCTTTCACCACTTGCTCAACTGCATACGTGCCTACTGCTAGGGTGGGAGAGACGCGATTGACCACACCCAGATCGTAGTAATCTACTGCGCTTTCTTTGGAGAAGTAAACTTTGACGAGATAGCCAGGAGCCGCACTAACAACACTTGAAGCACTAAAGAAAGACAGCAAGAATATTAGTATTAAGAGTATTCTGTTGAACACGGGTATTTCCTTTCAATGTTACACCCTCCCATTGTAGCATATGGCAACTTTCTGCCGTATATAGCAACTCGTGGAAAAGTGTTGACAAGTTTGTGTAAGTTGTGGTATACTCTTGATATCAAATAGAAAGGAGGTCACAAAAATGCCAGGAAAACGAAAAGGCGATAAGACAGAACGTATGTGTGTGTACATGACACCTGAAACGCGTCAATTGATTGAAAAAGATGCTGTTGAACACCTAAGAACAGTAACTGCTGAAATCAATTTTATTATCGCGGCTTACTACAAAATGTTCGAAAAGAAGGAGAGTGCTAGTAACACTCTCCATGAAAGGTAAAAAGAAATGTCCAAACAATCATCCCAGAAACAGTCTAACACAGAACTATCCAATTTAACAACGTCACCCTTTGATGCTTACCGGTTTACCGACGATCATGGTACTCACCGCTGGTCTGCCCGTGATTTACAAGAACCGCTTGGATATGAAAAGTGGGAAAATTTTCATAATGTTGTAATTGAGCGAGCCATTGCATCATGCACGAATGTAGGGCAAGACCGAAATTATCACTTTCCCGATGTCGGGAAGCCAATAATTTCAGGGAAAGGAAGAGAACAGAAAATACAAGATTATCATCTCACAAAATTTGGAGCGTTCTTGGTTGCCATGAACGGCGATCCAAATAAACCAGAGATAGCAGCGGCGCAAGCATACTTTGCCATCATGACAATCCTTGCTGAGAATATCCTGTACGGCAATTTTGCGCTAGATTTAACTAATGCATTTGCTGTTACTGGCATCATTGAGCGTGTCATAGCTGTATTGCAATCCGATGCAATCCGGCATGATAAAACTTTAACAGCACTTGCTAGTCAGATGTCTGGAAAATATCGCACATTGTTCTATAGATCCACTCGCGACTTAGAAGATGTGCTAGTTAACGAGTACTCCAAAGATCGCGATAATGTGCGATCAGAGGCTAAATCGGCAATTCATCAATTAACGTTGTTTTAGTTTAGTTGCTGTGCAGGAATATTTCATCCTGCACAACCCAAGAAAGGATGTCAATTATGGATACACATGTTTTCGATTATCACGGTGTAAAAGTTCATGTTACCGTGTATGAAGGACTAGTATGTATCAACTCTAAAGACATGTTAAAATGCCTTGGATTTAACGATACAGACAGACTTAACAACCCAGAAGAAATGGTTAAAAAACTAGTTTTGATGAAGGGTACACGTAAAGGATTAGCTTTTGTCGATTGGGCGCAAAGGGTTGTATTCCCTGCTATGCAGAGAAATCTGTAGTTAGTACTTTTTAACGATGGGGTATCTCAGAGAGAGGTCATCGACTCTCTGGGCAGAAAGCAAAAGGGTCTGTATAGTATACAGACCCTTTTCGTCAAATACACTCTATGGCGCCGCGCCCCCCGCCGGGG